AGACGGTGAAGCTCCGTAAGGGTCCTCGCCCGAAGAAGACGGGTGGCGCCGCGTGACCTGGCTCGTGCCGCTGCTGTGCCCCGGGGTGCTGGTTGTCGGCTGGCTCTGGCTCGCGCTGTGCGTCTGCTGCGGCCTGGCCGAGCCCCGGTGGAGGTTTCTGCGCCCGTGGCTGCCGGTGGGCCGGTGGCGCCCGTGGTTCGCCGCGCGCTGGCGCTACTCGACGACGGTCGGCTTCGCCATCGTCATGCACCCGGAGCACGGCGCCAGGGTGCTGCAGCACGAGCTGGTCCACGTCCGGCAGTTCCGCGACGCGGGGCTGCTGGCGCTCTGCTTGGCCGGCGCCGCCTGGCTGGCCGACTCCCCCGTGCTCGCCCTGCTGCTGTGGCTCTCGGGGCCGCTATACCTCGTGCCGCACTACGCCGGGGCGATCCTCGCCGGCGGCCACGCCTACCTGGACGCGGAGCACGAGCGCAGCGCCTACGCGCAGACGGCCCTCGTCGACGGCCGGACGTGGCTGGAGCGGCGCGAGTCCGAGCGAGCCGGAACTGACCGGAACTGACCGGAGCTGACCGGAGCTGACCGGAGCTGACCGGAGCTGACCGGAGCTGACCGGAGCTGACCGGAGCTGACCGGAGCTGACCGGAGCTGACCGGAGCTGACCGGAGCTGACCGGAGCTGACCGGAACGAGGCCGACTCAGACGTCCGGCACCCACTCCCGGCAGCGGGAGATGGTGGCCAGGATGGGTCGCTCGCCGTGCGCCTCCGGGGCATAGCGGCAGACGGCGCGGTGCAGGCAGGCCGTGCAGAGGTGCTCGCGCCGGTGCGCCGCCACGGCCTCGTCCTCGGGCACGTCGGTCCTGGTCAGGCGGTGGAAGTCCTCCGGGGCCGGCACCGAGCACGAGGGGCAGCGGTAGCGCCCCGGTGCCACGGCCATCCAGGGCGCCGGCGGGTCCCCGGGCTCGCCGTCCGTCTCGACGTGGTAGCGGAGAGTCACGGCCTCGTCGCACGACTCGCACGTCCAGGTGGCGAGCTTGAAGGTCACGTCGGCGCCGGCGGGCGCTCGGTGCCGCGCCTGTCCTCGACCCAGGCCAGCGGCAGCACGCTGACCTGCGCATCCTGCAGCGCGGTCCTGGGCTCTGCCTCGAAGGCCGAGGGCGAAAGGAACGCCTCGCGGCCGTCCCGCCAGACCACCCAGACCGTCTCGCCCGCCGTTGTCATCGCCCCCGCCGCCTCCTACCATCTCTCGCCATGCCAAGGAAGACCATCATCGTAGCCTGCCTGGCCGTCGTGGCCGCAGTCCTACCCGGGCCACTTCGAGCCGACGGTGCGGAAACGCACAGCCAGGCGGCCATCCTCGCCGAGCCCGGCGCCAAGGTCGAGGCGCTCATGCTGGCGCGCATCTGCGTGAACGAGGCCGACTGGAGCGAGGCCGACTGCCGGGCTATCTGGAGCGTGGTGCTGAACGTCCGCTCGCGTCGCTGCGACCCGACGCGCGCCAGGCCCGGCGAGGTGCCCGTGACCGAGTGCGAGGCCGAGGACGGCTCCAGGTTCGCCCCGGCCCGGTCCCCGGCCGCCGGCGCCCAGGAGACGCTGCTAAGCGCCATGCGCCGCCTGTCCCGCTCCACCACCGGCCACTCCGGCCCACGTTCCGCGCGGCAACGCTGGACGGCCACGCTGCAGGATTCCAGCGCGCCTCCACCTGGCTGGCGGGAGTGCGGCCAGCTCCCCCCGGAGACCGGCTGCGATGGCACGTGGCGCGCGCACGCTGGCGCCTGGGGGCGGGTTCGCTCCCTGGCCCGCTCCCTGGTGGCCTCTGGTCGGCACTCGCCCCAGTGCGGCGCTGAGGGGCAGCGACGGGTGATCGCCTGGGGCGGCGAGATGGATCGCTGGCTCGCGGAGCGTCGCGGGCTGGTGGAGGTGGACTGTGGGGACACCGCCAACCGCTTCTATGCTCTGTGAGCACCGCTCACTGTGCTAGCTGCCCCGCTGCACCCGAGCACTGCCGCTGCCCACTGCACCCGGAGCCCTGAAGGTCCTGCTGAGATCGCCCCCCCCTTACCCCCCCCCCAGACTGCCTCGAGCGAGGTAAGTGAGAGCGCGATGTCAGCGTGCGTCAGGTCCGGGTCTGCCCCGTCTGCCCCTCGGCCCCGCCTCGACCGCCTGCCAGGGTCCCTTAGTTCCTGGCCACCACAGGTGCGCTCCATGCGCAGAACTGGGTGCCCGATGCCCATTTAGTCCCGGCCGCGCTGAAGGGCAAGCCGCCCCGCGCAGAATCTTCGGCTTGCAGAACAACTCGGAATGCACTATGCAAACACGGCCAAAGCGACAGCACGGCGAAAGGGGCGCTGATGGGGCGGTCGAAGATAGAGTGGACGGACCAGACGTGGAATTGCCTGCGTGGCTGCACGAAGGTCTCGGCCGGGTGTCGCGAGTGCTACGCCGAGCGGCAGGCGGCGCGCTTTGCCGGCCCCGGGCAGCCGTACGCGGGGCTCGTACAGGACGGGCGCTGGTCTGGCGCAGTGCGCCTGCTGCCGGAGCTGCTCGACGCGCCGCGCCGGTGGCGGCGGCCGAGGATGGTCTTCGTGGCCTCCATGTCCGACCCGTTCCACGCGCTCGTGCCCGATGACTTCCTGGAGCGCATGTTCGCGGTCATGGAGGAGACGCCGCAGCACACCTACCAGCTCCTCACCAAGCGCCCGGAGCGCATGGTGACCTGGCTCGCCCGGTCGCGGCTCGGGCAGCTGCCGGGCCACATCTGGCTCGGGACCAGCGTGGAGGACCAGGCGTCGGCCGACGAGCGCGTGCCGGTGCTGCTGGCGTGCAACGCCCGGATGCGCTTCGTGAGCTGCGAGCCGCTGCTCGGGCCGGTGCGCCTGGACCGACCGCGCGATGACGAGGTGGGGGCGAGCTGGAGCGGCCTCGGCGGGCTGTTCTGGGTGATCGTCGGGGGCGAGAGCGGGCCGCGTGCCAGGCCGTGCGAGGTCGGTTGGATCCGCGGCCTCGTCGAGCAGTGCCGCGCCGCCGGGGTGCCCGCGTTCGTGAAGCAGATGGGGGCACGGTCGGTCGCGCGGTCTCCCGGGGACCTAGCGCCCGGCGCCGCCGTCCGGCGGGGCTGGGGTGGCGGGCCGCCGCTCGTGGCGCCGTTCGCCGGCAAGGGCAACGACCCGGGAGCGTGGGCGCCGGAGGTGCGAGTCCGCGAGTGGCCGAGCGCGGAGGCCGTGCGATGACGCTGCGTGCGCTGACGCTCTGGCAGCCGTGGGCCTGGGCGATCTCCTCCGGGCACAAGCCGCTGGAGAACCGCACCTGGGCGCCCGGCGCCTCGATGCTGGGGGAGTGGCTGGCGATCACGGCCGGCAAGAAGCGCCCGCTCGGCGAGAGCATGCTGGAGCTGGCCCGCGTGGTGCCGGAGGTGGCGCAGGCCAACCTGCACCTGGGGGCCGTCGTCGCGGTGGCCCGATTGGCCGGGTGCTTCCGGGTCGATGACTACGGCACGGTGCTGGAGCATGCCTGGGGTCCGCGCGGCTCTCTAGCGGGCTGGGGCCGGGACAACCCGCGCTGGTCGATCTGGGCGTCCGGTCCCTGGTGCTGGGCGTTCGACGAGGTGGTGACGCTGCGGGCGCCCGTGGCGTGCCTCGGTGCGCGCAAGGTCTGGGAGCTGCCGCCGGACGTGCTGGCCGAGGTGCGCAAGGGGTTCGCTGCGGCCAAGGCGGCGGATGCACGGTGAGCGCATGCGGGGCTGGACACGGCGGGCCGCGCGGGCTATAGCGTCCGTGCCCGGACTCCCTCCGTGGCTCAACAGCACCGTCGGCATCCGGCCCCCCTTAGTCGGACTCGACGGTGCTTTTGATTTCTGGTGCGAAGAAGAAGAAGAGGAGGGAGGCCATGGCGCGTGAGAAGAAGACGGTCGGGGTCGAGGTCAGGGCGCGCGACCTGGAGCAGGTGGTCGGGGTCGTGACCAGCATCGGACCTAGCGGGCACGTTGAGCTGAGCGTGGTCCGTGGCGAGTTGGACGTGTTCGCTGCCAGCGTTTACGGCTCGGTGCGCGCCACGCTGCCGGCCGAAGGCAACGCCGAAGAGTTTCGCTGCGTGGTCGCGGCCGACGTGTTCCGCAAGACTGTGCATGAGATGCGGGCACCCACCTTGCGCCTCGGTCCGGGAGGGCTGATCGTTGCGGGCTCGTCGCGCTACCGCCTGGCCGCCTCCGAGGTGCAGTACAGTGCGGCGCATCGCATCGGGGCCGTCGTTGGCGGCGACGTGCCCCGAGCACCGCTGCTCGCTGCCATCTCGGCCGTGCGGCATGCCGCCTACACGCAGATGGACCGCTCGCACATCGCGTGCGTGGCGGTGCAGCGAACACGGAAGCACCTGCTTGCCGTGGCCACCGACGGGCACCGCATGGCCCGCGTGATCGATGACGCGGCCGGTGGCCCCGACCTGGAGATGCTCGTGCCCATCGCGGTCGTGCCGACGCTCGTGCGACTGCTCGAGTGCCTGGGCGGGGAGAGCGTGCAGGTGGGCCGCCAGAAGGAGCACGTCACGGTCGCGGGCTCCGAGCCCCGGGAGATGGCGATGCGGTTCCGCGGCGAGCCATGGTCCACCTACCCTGCCCACGAGCGGTTCTTCGCTGTCGATGACGGCGCGGAGCCGGTGCGCGTCGGTGCCGAGGAGCTGCGCGCGGCGGTCACGCGCGCCGCCATCGTGAGCCGGTACGTGCTGCTCGGTGCGGACGAGAGCCACTGCCTCGTCGTGAGCGCGCAGGACGGCACCGGCGCCACCGCGCGGGAGCTGGTGGAGCTGCCGGCCGATGGCCCGCTGCCGCCGGCCCTGCCCGTCTCGCTCGACGCCCGCTACCTGCTCGACGCCCTGGCGCTCTGTGCCGATGAGCCCGACGGCCTCATCGAGCTGACCCTGCCGGACGCCGTGAGCCCGGCGCGCCTGACCGGTGCCCCGGGGCGGGGCGCGGTCATCATGCCCGCCCGGCCCTGATTACCCCCCCCCAGCTGCCGGTGCTCGTCAGATTTGCCGCTCTTTTCCGAAACAGGGCTGCAAAAGCATTGTGCTTTTCGTGCTAGTGCTTCGTTATACAGGCTTGCACCTGCCAGGGCAAGGCGGCATACTTAAGGTGTGAGGAGCGAGCGAGACAGCGAGACGACGGGGGGCGTGAGCCGGAGCCCCCAGGGCTGCACCCGCAGCACCCCCGTCGCCGGCGCATCCCGGTAGCGGACTCGGACTGACATCGGTCGGACTGACAACAGAATACCGCCCCCGCCAAAACCGGGTCGAGGTGTGGAGTAGACCCGGGGGAGGTAGGGATCGCAGGTCAGAGAGCGGGGCGGGCAGGAGAGAGGCAGAGCAGGGCGAGGTGGGCTGCGCCGCATCCGATGGGACGATGCGGCTGGGCCAGACCCGTCGGAGCTGCTGAGCAGGTGGGGTGAGTCCGAGCGCGTGAGCGCGGAGCTGGAGAGCGTACCGGCACCCACTGCTGAGCGGCTCGCCGAGATCGATGAGCGCGTGAGTCCGAGCGCCGCGAGGCGCGGAGCTGTAGGAGCGTACCGGCGGCGACATCGATCGGAGGACGACCGGACCGAGGTGGACAGTACCGAGCCTGAGCGATGCCGAGGGTGAGCAGCGAGCGCCGATGGTGAGAGCGCGGCGCCGGCTCATCTCGAGTCGTCGGGGTCGTCGCACCGCCAGCGAGGGCGGCGAGACCCGGGTCGAGGCGGTGGCCCCGACGACGTGACAGACACGCGGCAGACGAGCTGAGCTGGCTCGTCTCGCCGTGCCTGTCGCTGACCGACACGGGTCGGCGGCAGGCACGGCGATGGACGCCGAGAGCAAGGAGCAAGGACATGAGCGAGGAACACATTGAGCTGTTGATCGCCGAGATGTTGTCCGGGAACGAGGAGGCGCCAGAGATCGTGGCGAACACGATCCTCGCCGACGAGGGCGATGACGACCCCAACGACGAGCGCCTGGACGAGCTGATCGACATGCTGCAGTCGGTGCGGGTCGACACGTTCCGCGATGCGGGCGTGCTGGCCAACAATCACGGCCTGGTGGTCACGGTTGGCGATGCCGAGTTCCAGCTGACCATCGTGAGGTCGCGATGATCTCCGTGGAGCTGGTGATCGCGCTGGCCCAGGATGCGGTGCGAGTGGCCGGCAAGATCTCCGCTACCGCGCTCTGCAAGGAGATGGCCCAGCGCGGCGTGCGCTGCATGCGCGGCCCGGTCTGGCGTCGCTGCCCTGCACAAGGGGCCGTCGAGCGCGTCTGCGAGATCATCCGTCAGCACGGGCGCGAGTATCGCGGTGACCTCGTGGTGGTCACCGCAGGCAGGACGCACTGGATCGTGGAGCGCGAGGGCGCGGTCCATCGCCAGCTGCGTGCTCGGCGCGAGGTGTGTTGTGGTTGAGCGGTTGTCCCCAAGGTGCCGCTGCGGGCGAAAGCTCGCATCAGTTCCCGGGTACAGGAGCGCCACGCACGTATGCGACCGCACCTGCCCGAAGTGCAGGATGCGGTGGCGCATCGTGGTGAGGCCGGGCAGGCCGATGTCGGTCCCGGGCGGGGAGCCTTGGAACGCGGTGGCCTTCGTGGTGGAGCTGACTGAAATGCACAGAAAGGAGCAAGGAGAATGAACGCGCTGAAGGTACTGGACGCAATCAGGTGCCTGCCGCCGGAGCGGCGTGCGGAGCTGTACGAGGAGCGGTACGGGCGGCGTCCGCCCGCGACCGCCTCGTCTACTGCGGTGGCCGAGGCCATCCTGGCCCGGCTCGGGGACGAGTGGCCGCCCGAGCTGGAGAGCTGCCGGCCCCGAGCAAAGAACAAGGAGGCGCGCAGGCGACCGAGCGAGGTGATCGGCGCGCTCCTGGCCGAGCGCGGCACGAGCGGCGCCACCGGCGAGGAGATCGACGCCGCCCTCGCAGAGCAGTGCCCGTGGGCGAAGATCAGCGTGAGCCGGCGGCGGCAGCACCTCCTGGTGCTGCGCAAGGCGGGCTGGGACATCAGCGTGGCGCGCGACGGTCGCGTCCGCTGCTTCGCGGTCGGTGCGCTCAAGGTCGAGGAAGAGGGAGGAGGCGGTGATGGCGACCAGTAAGGCGACCAGTAAGAGGAAGAAGGCCGCCGGTGCGGTGGCCGATCTGCAGTCGGCGCTGAGCGGCCCAGGCGCCCACCTCGGCGACATCGTGTGGGTCGAGATGGCGGGCGTGGACGTCGAGCGCGACGACCTGCGCCAGCGGTTCACAACGGCCGGGCTCCCGGCCTCCCTGGTGACGCCGGACCCCGACGCGGCCAGGCTGGAGGTGGCCAGGGTCGGCGTGTCCGACGCGGTGGTCGATGCCCTGTTCGCCCTGCGCGCTGAGCTGGAGAAGGAGGGCTTCGTGGCGAGCGACCGCCGCTGGCGCAAGCTCCTCCGGGTGCTCCAGGCCAAGGCGTGGCTCGAGGGCGACGCCGAGGTGGACCCGATCCACTTCGAGGTGCTGACGCACGGCCTGTGGCGCGAGCCGCAGGACCGGGTGAAGATCTCGGGCATCGTCGCCAAGACGGCGAGCCCGGCGCTCGCGGAGGCCCTGGAGATCCACGACGCGATCATGGAGCAGGTGCTCGCGCTCCCGGGCGCCGGTGAGCTGGGCACCGCCGGCCGCTCGGTGGTCGCCGAGCTGAAGAAGGCCGTCAAGCGGGTCGAGGAGATCCGTGCCGGCGCCAGCAAGGCGGTGGCCAACCGCATCGCCGGCTACGAGGGCGCCCTGCGCAAGTCCCACCAGGAGATCACCGAGCGCATCATGCGCGAGATGAACCTGTCGATCTGAGGTGGCAGCATGGACCTCACCACGACGGACATCGTGCGGGCCATCGACGGGCTGCTCAGCGAGCGGCCCAAGACCTCCCCGACCGAGGTGGCCGAGCGCCTGGCGCGCTCCGGCTTCTCGACGCTCCGGGGCAGGGCATGGAGTGAGCGCCCGACGCCCGAGGCGTTCGAGGCGATCTGCCGCGTAGCGCAGGCGTACTTCCTTTATCAGGTGCATGGCAACGTGCGCTCGATCCGCCGCAGGGCAGGAGGTGACCATGGGAGCCGCTAAGGCGTGGAGCCGGGAAGACGAGGCGCCGGCGGCGGGCAAGCTGGCGGCGGCCAACGAGGACCTGGTCTACCAGGTGCAGCGGTGGCCCCGGATGCTGTTCAAGGGCGAGGCGCAGTCCGGCGGCTCGCTCTCGGAGGCGGTCGGCCTCCGGCCGGACACCGGGCACTGGGGCGCCTTCTGCCGCGAGCTGTTCGGACGGCTCTATGGCATAGGCACCAAGCCCCTGGACAAGGTGCGCGAGGGCGCGGAGTGGGCCGGCGAGCTGCATCGACAGGCCGACGCCGTGCCCGAGTGGAAGGACCTGGAAGGGCGCGTGCAGGGCGATGCCTGGCGCGCCGGGCTGGGGGCCGGCGTGGCCGCCAGCGTGCTCAGCCAGCGGCTGCCCGCCGAGCTGCCGAAGGAGGACCTGGAGGCGCTACAGGCCGAGGCGGACCTGCTGCGCGAGTTCTCGGAGGCGCAGGGCGGCAAGCGGGTGAGCCCGAAGCTGCTGGAGCAGCGGGCCAACGTGCAGCGTCGGGTAAAGGCGGCGAAGGCCGCCTCTGCCAAGGCACTGGAGCAAGTGCAGGCGGCCGGCGGCGTGCCTGTGCGCTCTGCCATCCGTGAGGCGGCCAAGGCCGCCGGCGAGTTCCTGGAGCAGATGGAGTCGGGCCTCGACGGCCTCGGCTGCGGGACGGGGGCCGGCGCGGACCAGCGCCGCGCGATGGCGAAGCAGATGGTCGGCAACCCGAGGCTGCGCGAGATCGCGGTGCTGGCCGGGCGCCTGCGCACGCAGGCCCGGAACAAGCAGCGCACCAAGGCGAACCGGGAGCGCGACGAGGTGCATGGCGTCACCAAGGGCGACGACCTCCAGCGCCTGCTGGCATCGGAGGTCGGGCTCATGGTGCGCGCGGAGACGCGGGGCATCCTGCTCTCGCACCTCGTGGACAAGCGAGCCCTGCAGTACGAGCTGCGGGGCAAGACCACGAAGACCCGTGGGCCGATCATCTTCTGCATCGACACCTCGGGCTCGATGAGCGGTCACCGCGACACGTGGGCCAAGGCGTGCGCGCTGGCGATGATGGAGGTGGCGCGCATCCAGAAGCGCGGCTTCGCCGTCGTGTTCTTCAACAGCTCGGTTGCGGCCGAGTTCCTGTTCGACCCGGCCAGGTATGAGGCCGAGCGGCTGCTGGAGTGCCTGGGATACTTCTCGGGCGGCGGGACGAACATCGCCAGCGCGCTGGGCCGCGCCGGCGTGCTGGTAGCGGACAAGACCTGGCGTCCAGGCAAGGATGCCGACGTGGTGCTCATCACCGACGGCGACGACCGCTCCGACGTGGAGACGCCGGCGAAGGCGCTGGCCGAGGCGGGCGCCACGCTCTACACGATTGCGATTGAGGCGCGGGCGCAAGCCGGCCTCTACAAGGCGAGCCGGGAGGTCGTGCAGATCGAGCGGCGTGACATGGGCGGCGCGAGCCAGAAGCTCGATGCCGTGTTCTCGGTGTGATGGTCGGGCGGCGGGCGGCGCGTGGGCGCCGTCCCGCTTGCCCTCTCGTGAGCGAGTCTAACCAAAGGAGGTGCATGTGCCGAAGGCCAAGAAAACAGAAGACGTGGTAACGGAGGTGGGCGAGCGAGTGTCGGCGTTCCGTCCGACGCTGGTGCTGCGCAACCTGCGCCGCGTCCTGAACGTGAAGCTGGCCGAGCAAGGGCTCTGCCACAAGGACGCCGCCGACCGCGCGGGCGTGACCCCCATCTGGTGGTCGCGCACGGTCAACGCGGCACAGATCACTCCGCGCGACCTGGCCCGCCTGGCCAAGGGCGCGGGGTGCTCGGTCGAGGATCTGGTCCGCGCGAGCAAGGCGAGCTAGGGATGCAAAGGAGGGAGTCATGGGGCAGGTAACCGCAGCACGGGCACGCCAGGTGCTCAAGGTGACGAACAGCGAGCTGGAGAACTTCCGCTCGTGCAGGCAGCGGTGGTGGTTCGCCTACCACGAGCTGCTGCGTCCGCGTTACACACCGAGGCCGCTCAGCACCGGGGACTGCATCCACGCTGGGCTGGCCGGCGCGTATCGCCACGTAATGAGTGCGCAGGTCAAGGACCTCCCCGTCAGCGGTGCGGAGGCGGCCAGCGTCGCCGCCGGGTCGGTAAAGCACCGGCTGGACCGCTACCTCGTCGAGATGTTCGAGCGCATTGAGTCCGGGCGCGAGGACGCGGAGGCCGTGGTGGAGGAGTCGCGCACGGTTTCCCGGGAGGCGTCGGACTCGGTGCGGCGCTTCGTTGAGCGGTTCGTTGAGGACGATGCCCGGCGCTATCGGGTTGTCGCGGTGGAGTACCCGTTTAGTGTGCGGCTGGTGGACGCCGGTGGGCGCGCCCGGCCGCGAGTGCGCTATGCGGGCGTCTTCGATCTGGTGCTCTACGACCCCGATCTGGGCGACTACGTGCTGGGGGAGCACAAGTCCACGGCGAGCGATGCCACGTCGGCCGAGGGCAAGCTCGACATGGACCCACAGACCACGGGTTACGTCTACGCGCTGCGCCAGCTCGTGGACTCCGGTGCCCTGGTGGCGGCGCTCCTGGCGCCGGGCCAGGCGGCGGCCGGGCGCGTGTTCTACAACGTCGTGCGCAAGACTGGGCCGTCCGAGCCCAAGATGAACCAAGACGGCACGGTCAGTGTGGCAGCCATCGACACGACGCAGGACCGCTATCGCGCCGCGCTCGCCGCGCAAGGCGAGCCGGACTGGTACAGGAAGGACCCGAAGAAGCAGGCGACGCGCTGGCGCGAGCTGCAGGAGCGTCAGCAGACCAGGCTGGCGCAGCTGCCCATCTCGGACGCGCGCTACTTGTGCCGACACGAGGCGTTCCACGGACCGGCGCTCGTGGAGCGATGGAGGGCCGAGGCGCTGGCAGAGGCCGGTCTCCTGCGTGGCGCCCTGCGCGGGCAGCTTGCCATCACGCGCAACCCGAGCCAGTGCAACGCGCCGTGGAGCCCACGGTGCCCCTACCGGAGCGTCTGCATCGAGGACGCCCCGTCGCTGCGGTCCGAGTTCCGGGTCGTGGATGACCCGCACGTCGAGGTGGTCCAGGCAGAGAGCGAGCAAGGAGGTGAGGCATGAGCAGTGAGCAGGAGGCGGTGCGGTCGCTGTGGGAGTCGCGGCGCGACAGGCGCTCGGTCCCGGAAGGATCGCGGGATAAGCGTGGTCGCTGGGAGCCCAGTGCCCGCGAGGACGCGGGCCGGCACCTGACCGGGCGCCTGCGACCCCCGACTCGCGCGTGGCCGTGGAGCTACTGGCGCGGTGCCAACGCTCGTCCTCACTGCGCCGTCCTGGTGCGCCGAGCCCTCGACGGCTACGAGGTCCCGCGAGACGTCTGGCTGGCTCTGCAGAAGGCGTTCCGGGTCTCCACCCGGGGCGAGGTGCTGGCCGCCGCTCTGGCCGCCGACGTGCTCGTGTTCGAGCGCGCCCGGAAGGCCAGGCGTCAGGAGCTGTACGAGGCGCTCCGGCAGCGCATCCTGCCGCTGCTCGACCTCGGTCTGGCCGGCGTGTCGGACACGCTGGGCCGGCTCGATGCGGCCATGGTGCGTGCGCTGTGAGGCGGGGGCCGACGCGCGACGCCGCCTACCTGGCCTGGCTGCGGACCATGCCGTGCGCGGCCTGCCAGGCGCCGCCACCGAGCGAGGCTAGCCACCACGGCAGGCGCGGCCTCGGGCAGAAGGCCCCCGACGACCAGGCCATCCCGCTCTGCCGCCGCTGTCATCAGCGGTGGCACGACACGGGTCGCATCTTCGGACGCGACCACTATGACACGGAGAGAACAAGGACATGGCTCGGCCGCGTCGCGGCGGGCCATCGGGAAAGGTACGAGACATGAAGAACGAGACGGTGACGACGAAGAGGCGTGGTGCGCGCGGCAAGGCTGGCAACGGGCAGCGGGCGGCGCGGGCAATGGAGGAGGCCGCCGACCTCGGCAACCTCAAGGCCGCCAAGGCCATTGGCAAGAGCCTCCTGGCGCTGGATGCCGTGGTGCGGCAGATAAAGGACGAGCGCAAGCACTGGGCGCTCCGCGTGGGGGCCGCCGAGGCGGCGCTGCGCGGTGCCATCGAGTCGGACGACGACGGCACGGAGGCCGACTGCCGGCGCAAGCTGGCCGTCATCGTGACGGCGCACCAGGAGGCAGAGGAAGCGGTGGCCGGCAAGAAGGACGCGCTGAGCCTGCTGCTCAAGAAGCGCAAGGAAGCGCAGAGCCGCCTGAACCAGCAGATCGAGGGCGCGCGGCAGCTCGGGCTGTTCGATTGATACTAGACCACGGAGGGAGATCATGGCGAAGCTGAGCGAGAAGAGGATCGATCACGTGCTGCTCGTCGGGCCGCCCGGCTCGGGGAAGGTGCTGTGGGCGCGCGAGCACCACGGCTGGTGCCTGGACCCGGGGGAGGCCGGCGGTGCCGTCGAGTACGTTCGGCGCGCGGCGGGTCTGCCCGCGCTGGGCATAGCGGCGCCGCTCCGCGCCCCGCACCACACGGTCAGCGTCCAGGCCATCACCGGGATCGTGCAGGACGGCTGGCGCTGGCGACCGGGCGAGCTTTCGCTCGCGCACGGCGGCACCTTGCTACTCGACGAGGCGCCGGAGTTCAGGCGTCCGGTGCTCGATGCCGTGCTCGGCGCGCTCGCCGACGGCTACGTGCAGATGCACGGCACGACGCACCACCTCAATGTGCCGGCGCGCTTCCGGCTCATGGCGACGATGGTGGCCTGCCCGTGCGGTGGCTATCCTGGCCCGGACTGCCGGTGCTCGGAGCGCCAGATGAAGCGGCATCGGGAGCTGGCAGCGCGCCTGTGCAAGCTCGGTTGCCGGGTGGTGTGGTGTGGAGGTTTGGCTGGCCGGAAAAAGCCGACGACGGCCCGGTCCGCCGCGGAGACAAAAGAACAGGAAAGGAGAGCAGCATGGCAATCTATCTGAACGAGGCGCCCCAGGAGGACTACCTCAAGGTGCTGGTGTACGGGAGGAGCGGCGTCGGCAAGACGACGCTGGGGGTGACGGCGCCCGAGCCGCTCATCCTGCTGTCGGAGCGGCAAGGGTACAAGGCGGTCAAGGACGCCGCGCAGCGGCTCGGGGTGCCCCTGCCCCCGACGATCTGGATTCAGACGCTGGACGACCTGCGGGCCGCCGTCTCGGTCCTGCAGGTGGACGAGGTGGAGCCCATCCCGACCATCATGCGCAAGCTGCTGGGCGACAAGGACGCGGCGGCGGTCGTGGCCAACCTGCCCTATCGCCGGCCGCAGACGGTGGTCTTCGACTCCATGACCGACATCTTCCGGCTGATCTCCGAGGACATCGAGAGGACGGCCGGCAAGAAGATCGGCAAGGACGGCCTCGAGGCCAAGCACGAGCGGTACTGGGGCGTGCTGCGCGAGCGCGGCGAGAAGCTCATTCGGGCGGCGCGCGACCTGCCCTACCACGTCCTGTTCCTGGCGCTGCTGGACGACCGCACGGTCGGCGAGGGCGAGGAGCAGTCCCGGGTGATCGGCCCCGAGTGCCCGATGCGCGCGATGCCCAACGCGCTGGTGGCGGCCACGAACCTGGCCGGCATCGCGTCGATCAAGGAGCGCGCCCGCAAGGACGACGACGGCAAGGTGACCTACGAGTACCAGCACTTCGTTCGATTCGCAGGGCCAAGCTGGATGGCCACCAAGCCGCTGCGCCCGCTGGGCGACGTGGAGCCGCCCCACTTCGGGGCATGGATCGCCCGGGTCTCAAGCCGGGATGCCGAGGCCGCCTCGGTGCCCCCGCTGGACCTCGGCGGCTACGAGCCGGCCACCGACCCGGAGCTGCATCAGGGCAAGGCGCCGGCGACTGCCAGGCGCACCACCGCCAGGCGAAAGGCACAGAACGGGAACGATGCGCGAGCGACCGCGCCGCGCTCGAACGAAACGGAAGGAGAGGTAGATCATGGGTAGGAAGTTCGATCCAAAGCAGCACCAAGGCGACGAGGGCAATGACGGCCGCTACCTGACCGTGGCCGGCGACTACCTGCTGGCGTGCATCGGGTTCTCGCGCGGCCAGAGCCGCAACGCCAAGCCGTTCTTGAAGTGCAAGTTCCGCGTCATTCACGGGCCGCTCAAGGACCACCAGTTCACCGAGCGCGTCTACACCAACGAGGAGACGTGGTGGAAGCTCGGCCGGTGGACCGCCGCCATGGATTACCAGGAGCCCTTCGACCTCGACAGCGACATGGAGACCCGGGAGGCGCTGTGCTTCCGCCCGTTCCTGGCGCGGGTCGGCATCCGGTCGGAGCCGAACCAGCAGGGCGCGATCACGAAGTACGCGACCATCGAGATGTTCCTTCGGGACATCGACGACAAGCAGGTGGAGGTCATCAACCAGTGGATCGCCGAGCACGAGGCCGAGCGGCAGGCGCTCGGGCGCGGCGGGTTCCCCGGGGACGCCGACGGCGACCCGGGCATCCAGGACGACGACCTGCCGTTCTAGCCAGACGGGGCGGGCCATGGGCGGCCCGCCCGACGATGGCGACCAGGAACCCCGAGTCAGCTTTCCTTGCTCGCTGGTATCGGGCTGCGCTTGGTCGCCATCGTCGGGCGGGTTGCCCGGCTCACCCTCACTCATCGGAGGGAGCGATGGACAAGAGGAGAATCGCGGAGCTGCTGCGCGAGCTGGCCATGCTCATCGAGGCAGACGACGCCGGGCCAGCCAGGCCGGCCGCGCGTGTCGGTACTACGCGCGACGCCGAGGATGCCATCTACCAGACGCGGGTCCAGAAGGCGCAGTCCGACCTGGCGTCGGCGATCCAGGAGGTCTACGAGCACTGGCGACAGGCCACGGGCAAGGCGCGTGCCCGCCTCAGCCCCGATCGTGCGCAGAAGATCCGGGCACGCCTGGCAAGCGACGGCTTCAGCGTCGCGGACCTCAAGCGGGCGGTGGACGGCGCGCTGTCGTCACCGTACCACTGCGGCGAGAACGAGACCGGCACCACCTACCTGGACATCAGGACGATCTTCCGCAACTGCGAGGTCGTGGAGGGCCATATCGAGCGCATCGGGCGCCTGCCGGACTCGGCGACGCCCGAGCCCGTGACGGGGGAGGCCGCAGAGTGGCTGCGCGAGCTGGAGGACGCGGCACGCGCGGCCAAGCAGGCCGGGGACGTGGAAGAGTACAACCGCCTCAACCGCGAGGCCAAGGCACTGATGGGGCGCAAGCCAAGGAGGTAGACGATGGGTAGGGTGAACTGGACCGCGTTCATCGGGGAGGCGCTGAGCGGCATGGGCAAGGGGCGCCCGGTGCCGCTGGCGTCCCGACTGGTGATCGCGGACGCGGTGCTGGCCGACCTGGCCAGGTACAGGCCATCGGCGCTCCCGGAGCGACCGGCCGTGGTGCCGGAGGATGACAACGACGTGTGGGCGGCCATGCTGCGCGGGCAGAGCGCCCGCTCCAGTCGCGAGGACAAGCGGCTGGCCGCGAAGATCTCCGAGTGGCGCGGCGACGTGGCGCGGGCCGAGGCGTGGAGCGCGGGCAACCTCGGTCTGCTCCTCGACGTGCTGGAGACCTTTCGGTCCATCGAGGCCAGCGGGGGGCTCGACGGTGCCCTGGAGGCGCGGCGCGACGAGCTGCTGGCCCACATTCAGCGGTACTGGCCCGCCGGGGAGCTGACCGAGGATGGTCTGCTGTGCCGGGATCGGGTCGATCGGCAGACGACCGTCGCGCGGGCCTGTCGGCGGAAGGACGTGATGCCGACCTGGCTCCTGAACGGGCAGCGTCCACCGCGCTACGTGCCGCGCGCCCACGCCCCGAGCGGCAAAACGGAGCCCCCGCTGCCCCTGCAGCGGCGTCGGGCAGCCCCGACCGGGGCCGGGAGCGATGACGAGGACACGCCGGCCGATGCGGCGCCGCAGGAGTCGGTGCCGAGGCGAGCGCGGCGCCGTCGCCTGGCGGGGTCGTCATGAGCATCATTTATCGATGCGACGGCTGCGCGGCCGAGGCGCCCTGCTCCCGGCAGACCGGCGCCCTGCCGCCGGAGTGGACGGTGCGCTTCGTCGACGAGGGCAAGCAGCGCACGGCGGAGCACTACTGCGCCGAGTGCCAGGTGCGACCGCACGCGGTGCGACCCGAGCTGCTGGCCGCCAAGGCGAGGCCGCCCTTGGCAGTTCCGGGGGCCGAGCCGGGGCGGGCGCGCGGGCGTCGGGCATCGGCCGCGCAGCTGCCGGGCGACGCGGTGCCCATGACAGCAGGACGGGCGCGCGTGCGCCGGGGCACTCAGGCGGGGGGCGACAGTGGCTCGCTGTTCTGAGTCCTGCTGCCTGGGCATCGACCCGGGGGCCACGAGCGGCTGGGCCGTGCTCGATGCTCGGGGCGCCAGGGTGGCATCCGGGTCCGCGCGCTCTGCCAGCGAGATCGTGGCGGCCGTCCAGGTGGCCACCGACCAGGAGAAGCGCGGCGGCGGGAGGCTAGCGGTGGCGGCCGAGACCTGGTCGCCGGGCTGGGCGAAGTACGCCCGCAACTCGAAGACCGTCTTCGGGCTCGGTGCTGCCTGGGGACGCTGGGCGCTCGCGCTGGAGCTGGCGGGGGTGCCCAAGGCACGCATCTCGCGGGTGCTGCCGCAGACGTGGCGCCGGCTCGTGCTCGGCAACGGGGCACTGGGCAAGCCCGCAGCGGTGGCATACGCGCGGTCACGCTTCGGCGTGGTCGCCGGCGAGGACGAGGCCGAGGCGCTGTGCATCGCGGCCTGGGGTCTGGTGCAGTCGCGTATGGGGCAGAGCGGTGGTCGACAACAACGACAACGAAAGGAGCAAGGAAGATGACGCAGCGAACGGAGTGGGTGAGCAGGTGGTCCAGCATCGCGGAGAGCCGATTCTCCGAGCACTCGATCAGGCAGCAGGTGGCGGACGGCTGGTGGGTGGTGCAGCGGTGCAACGAGCCCGACGACTGGACAGGCTTCTACAGCTTCGAGGTCGTGTGCCTGGCCAATCGGCAGCTGTACGTGGGGGGCGACATCCAGCACGTCGTCTTCGGCTACGGACCTCCCGGGGCGGTGGATCGCGTGGCCTGGGTTGCCTCGGCACACCTCGACTACGCGGCCGAGAAGGCGGCCATCGGGGGCAGTGCCGACCTGGTGGACTGGGATGACGCCGTGATGCGCGAGGAGATGGGCGACTGGGTGGCGGCTGCCGCCGGCAACACGCACGAGTACCAGCAGCGGGCGCGGTTGCTGGAGCACCTACGGGGCTGCCAGACGCACGAGGAATATCTGCGGGTGCTGGGGAACGAGGCGGCGACCCTTGGCGACTCGACCCCGTGGTCGGCCGGCCGGGTGCCGAGCACGCGGCTGTTCTACGCGCTGGCCGCCGTGCGGCGCCTGCACGCCCTGCTCACCGAGAAGGAGGTGCAACATGGGTCCCATGGCTGAGCTGCGCGCCAAGCTCAATCGGGAGTTCGAGCGCAAGGGCGTCATGTCCCGCTACGTGGCCGAGTCGCCCGGCCGCGTGGTAAACGTGGTCGACCGGCTGACCGGCCAGCGCATGCGCGTCGACCACATGCGCAAGGGCGAGCTGGCGTTCTTTGTGGGCGGGCTCATCGTGGACGAGCGCGAGCGCAAGGGCCGGGTGGACCGTGGCGAGCCGTGACCTCGCTGCCGTGCGGCAGCTGCGATGGGTTCACAGGCCCGGTCATCTGTCCATCGCAGCGGAGCCAGCTCACCCGCTCATGCCGCGCCTTCGCATCCTGGGGCGCGACCCCAGGGCCGAGGGCGATCCCGGGACGGCGCAGCTGTCCTTTGTTCACGAGCGCCCGGGTGACCGGTTCGGCGGCGTGCGCGCCATTCATATAGAGTGGCGCGCCGGCCTGCCCGCGTGCTCCCAGTGCTCGGGCCAGGGGTGCCTGTTCGACGGCAAGACCGACACGCTGCACACCTGCGACTGGTGCGGCGGCGTGGGCTCGTCCGTGATGGACCTGGCCATGCGCATTGCGCAGGCGTGGTGGGAGACGTGGCTAGACGAGGAGGAAGGAAAGGAGGAGGACAGATGAGGCAGTACAGCGTGCGGGTGATAGAGCCAGGCTCCCCCGGGGCGGTGTTGTTCGTCGGCCCTGAGGACGAGTGCTACGACAGGGCCAGGAGGTTGGCCCACGACTACCACTATGGGGTCGTCGTCGAGAGCCCGGACGGGCGCTACGACTTCGACGGCGCGGGTGAGTTCGGCCCTTACGAGGAGGAAGCGGGGCGTGGCTAACAAGGCGACGCGCGAGGTGCGGCTGCCGGGCTGGAACGGGAGCCTGGTGCTGCGGGCCGAGGAGGGCGAGCGCGGCGTCTGGCTGGGCATCTGTCGTCGGGGCGAGAGCGAGCCGGCCGCCGGCTGCCACCTCGACGGGGAGATGCTCCGGCAGCTCATGCGCTCGCTGCGCATGCTCCAGCGGACCGAGCAGCGATGAGCGGCACGCTGCGGGACAACTGGCGGCGGCTGGTCGCCGAGCACCAACGACGCCTCATCTGCCCGTGGTGCAAGGCAGCGGCCTGCCGGGAGCGCCTTCGCCACGCTTGCCTGAACGTGGCCGAGGCGTTCTATCCCACGTATGACGGCCCGTGGTATCGGCCGCTGGGTCGCCACATAGCCCGCGCCCGCTCGGGCATCATCGCGGGCCGGCGCTTCTCCTGCCTGCACGAGAGGCGCGTCATTAAGAGGGTGGTGGAGGTGGAGCTGGACGGCGCCGTCGGCACCGTGGACTGCCCGGTGGGCAGCCGGGTGCCGGCGCTGGTCCTGTCCGAGCTGCGTCGCCTGCTGGCGGCGGCCATGGAGCGAGAGTTGACGAGTAAGAACCAAGGAGCAGGAGGTGGTGGCGATGACGATCAAGGAGCTACTGGAGACCGCCGTGCGCGGGCGAAGCCCCGGGGCGGCGGCGCGGGCCGTTGACGCCCTGCGAGCGCGTGGGCTCACGTACCGGCGCACGTTCGAGCTGGCGCGCGAACTCACAGGCATTGACGAGGCCGCCTGGGAGGCGCTGCTCTACGAGGCAGAGTGGGAGGAGGGCTACGGCGCATGATCGGCAGTGACGGGCGTCGCGGGTTCGTGCATGCCGAGACGATGGCGCTGGGGCGCTTCCTGGCGCCGGCCGGCGACAACCTGGTCGCGTGGTCGCGCTGGTACGGGTGCGAGTGCGGCTTCCGGTGCCGGGGGCCGCGCGAGGTCTGGGACCACGCGCAGGAGTGCGGGGCCAAGGAGCAAGAGGAACGAAAGGAGCAAGAACGATGAGCGAGCGTTACTGCATCATGCGGGTGGTGCCGAAAGGCCGGCCTGCCGCCGGCTGGCGGGACGAGGACGACTGCGACTTGGAAGGGCCGTGCGACCTCGTGCTGCTCACCGAGCAGGTCATCGACGACGGGGACGGCATCGAGGAGGTGGAGATCGAGCGCCGGGGGTTTGCGACCGGCCACGAGGCCAGCCGGCACCTGGCCGGCCTGCTGCGCGGCGGGAGGACCTGATGCCGATCACGTACGACCACAGACAACCATGGGCGCTGCTCACGGCGCCGTACAGGGCGTCCGAGGCACCACGCCCCCATGAGATCGAGTACGCGAGTGAACAGGACCTGCGCGATGCCGGTTGGCGCCCTGCCGACGAGGTGGGGTTGATGAGCACGATGATCGCGCGCCAGATGCTGGAGCAGCTCATGACCGTCCTCGGGTGCGAACAGACGGCCGACACATGGGAGGATGCTCTCGACCGCGTGCGGGCGCTGCGCGGGAGGCAGCCATGATCTGCCCGCGCTGCAACGGCACGGGCTCATCTAGCGCGGCCGAGAACGGATGTCTGCTCTGCGACGGTACCGGGGCTGCGCCCGCCGTCATGCGGTGCGGTCATCCGATCCAGTGTTACCGCGAGCATGGGGAGCACGGCAGCTCGTGCGCCTGGTGCGTCGAGGTCCTGCGCGAGCACCTCGCGTGGCGCGAAGCCGAGGATCGCGCCGGCGCGCTCATGCGGGAGCGCGACGAGGCGCAGGCCAACTATTGCTTCATGGTCGAGCGTGCAGCCGACCAGAGGCTCGACGGCTACCGGGAGCTAGGCGCGAGGGCTGCAGCGGCCGAGGAGGCCCTGGACAAGACGCGCGCCGTCCACGCGCTGACATCGGCGCAGCTGTCGATGGTGGCGAGCGAGCTGTGCGGCGATCCGAAGATGCCGCACGACGACAAGGCGGACCCGCGCTGGACGCCCGCGCTGCACGAGGCGTGGGCGGCGCGGCAGAAGCACCGGGAGGACGCCGCGCAGATAGCCGGGCTGCTCGCCGAGAAACGGGACCTTGAGTCACGCCTTTCGTTGGAGCAGGCGTCGAAGGACAGCCGGCTCTCGGACGCGGAGGTGGCCAGACACGGCGCGGAGAGCATGCGCGACCTGGCCGTGCGGGTGGTGGACGACATGCGCGTGGCGCTCCAGCACTGCCTGGCGGCGATGGAGCGGCACGACTTCGGGGACACCGATCACAACCTGGTGGTGGCGGCCGACCGGGCACTCGACGCGATCATGGAGATGCAGACGTGCGGCCTGATGGAGATCGGCAGCAAGAGGGCCTCGGCCGAGGTGCGGGTGCGGCAGATCATTAAGTGCGTCCATGCCCCGGTGTTCGCGAACGAGCGCGACATGATCTGCCGCACGCTGCGGCTGCCGGCGCCCAAGACGACGGACGTGGAGCCGCTGGGGCTCTGCGACCGCTGCGACGAGCCCGTGATGCCGGGGCAGGACAAGGACATTGCCGGCAAGATGGTGTGCGCGGCGTGCCACGAGAACGAGCAGGTAGAGGACGAGCAAGGAGGCGAACGATGAGCGACGACAGGTGGCAGCAGTTGTGGGCAATGGCAGTGGGGGAGCGAGCGGGGGAGCCCGCTGTTATCTCGGTCTCCCCGAGCTACTCGGACATGGCGACCCTGCAGTGGCCGGACGGCAAGAGTGCCTCGCTGCGGTGGCACGACGGGTCTCGTGCCTGGCGCTGGCTTACTCCGGCAGACCTCAACCCCGCCGTGGGCGCGACCACCGGAGGGGCTCTGTGACCACGGACATCTTCTCGCTGCCCGGTGCGGGCAAGCAGACCCGGTGGAACTCGTGGGCCACCGAGCGCGGCTGGCGGTGCCTGCCGTCCCGCGCTGTGGTGGCCTCCAACGGCGCCCGGGGCACGCAGAATCGCGGGGCCGTGCTGCACTGGGTTGGCGGCGACCTGGCCTTCGAGGTCGAGGAGAACGGCTTTGAGCGCCTCGACGACCTGGGCCTCGCGGACGCACCGGCCGGTCTATCGATCTGGGAGGGCTGGTACGTGTTTTTCCCGGAGCGTGAGGACAGCTCGGTGGGCGAGGTCGAGCCGCGCGGCGGGTTCCGGCCGCTGACGGCCGAGGAGCTGGCCTCGGTGGCTGCCGGGCGCGCTCCCTGGAGCGAGCAAGACTGGATCGATGCGGGTGCCCCAGAGCCGTTCGCAGTACGGGCCGTGCGCGAGGCGTGGGAGGCTGCGCGCGACCGGGAGCCGGAGAGCGCGATCCACCCGTGCGATCACTTCCACGGGCCGTCCTGCATGTGCCGGGGAGCCTGCTCCTGCCACGACGCCGCGCAGCAGGCCGGCCGCGCCAGGCGCCCCATGGACCTGTCGCGGGAGCTGGTCGGGCCGATAGACCAGCAAAAGGAGGAGCCATGAAAGCGTCCGATGTGGTGGGGCGCAAGATCGTGGAGGTGCATCAGGAGCGGACTGTCAGCCCCAGTGGCCGTCCGTTTGGGAACGTGCGGTGGCTCCAGCTAGACAATGGCAAGACCATTATCTTGTCAGTCGTCGAGCTGGAAGGCGACTACGGCATCGAGGCGACCGTCGTGAAGGTGGGCAAGGGAGGTAGATCATGAGCGAGCAGGAATGTAGGCCGCGCCACGTCGTGGTGCAGTGGGGCAGCATCAGCGACGCGCCGTGCTGGCGCATCGTGGCGTGGGAGGACAGCAGCGGGTACGGTGGCGCCCCAGTGCGCCGCTCGGTCGTAGAGCGGTGCGGCACCGACGCGCTGGGCGCTCCGTGCTGGCACGGCATCGACGAGCCGCGCCTCCACGAGACCGCCCTGCGCGACCTGGCATATGGCATCGAGCGGCGCAGGATCGAGATCCGTCGATGCGACCCGCCGCCTCCTCCCCCTACACCAAGCGAGTACACCGGGACGGAGGGCTTCGTCCACGACCTGGGCTGCACGGTCCGGGAGTGCATCGACTGCGGCTGCCTCACGCCTGGCGGCCCCACCCGCTGCAAGCGGTGCGCGCTGGAAACGGAGGAGCAGCAGGAGCCACTGCCCGAGTCGGGCTCGGTCGAGGAGCAGCACGTGCTGCTCAACAACGCGACGAAGCTCGCGGAGCGCGAGGCCGAGGCCCGGAAGGCGCTGGAGGAGCGTCTACGGACAGCCCGCGCCGTCGCCTTGCTGGACGCAGCCGATCACTGCGACCCGCAACGGCGCGTGCTCGACCGCTCCACCCCCAGCATCGAGCGCCCCGGCTCCGACGCCTGGGCAGTCGTGGCCGGCTGGCTGCGCGAGCGTGCGAAGCAGGAGGCCGGGGAATGACAGACACGCGCATCCACGACTGGAACGACTACGACTGGGACCGCGAATCGCTCGCGGTCGTGGCCTCGGACGGCGGGGGCACCGGGTGCGTGCTCTGGACCGCCGGGCCTCACGTGCAGTTCGAGCAACAGGAGACCGGTTGCGTGCAGCTCGAGGACCTGGGCCTGGACGACGCGCCGCTCGGCATCTCGATCTGGGCCGGACAGTACCTGCTCGACGGCCTGTCTGCGGCACTCTGTGACGTGCCCGACTCCTGCACGACGCACCCGCGAGGGCGCTTCCGACCCCCGACCGACGAGGAGTGGGCCGCCATTCGGGCCGGTCGGTGCCCGTGGCGCGACGAGGACTGGTACGCCAGTAGTCCCGCGCCCGCCCCCCAAGGCGTGCCTAATGACGACGAGGCGGCGCCGTGAACCCCCGGGTGATCATCTGGCTGAGAGTGGTCGGCCTGCCCCGCGAGGCCATCACACGGCGCTCCGGGGAGGACCTGCCGCTCGTGACCGTGGGCGGCGTGCGCCTGCCCTGGACGACGCACTACTCGGAGTGGATCATGGGCCGATGGACAGCGTGGGCGCGGGAGCTGGGCTACCGGAGCCACGACCACGCCCTGCGCTGCGGCTGCACCGATGACGAGTTCGATGCCTGGCTACGGCAGCAGCACCGACACGGGGACCCTAGCAGTGAGCGATCGCACACCGAGGGAGACTGACCCCGTCATGCACACGGTCCACGAGCTGGCCGAGTGGCACGAGGCCCACGCAGCCTACGGCGGGGCCGGGCGGGAGTTCCACGAGCGCGCCGCCTCGGCCGTGCGCATCATCCTGGAGCACCTCGATGCCGCCCGAAAGGAGCGCGCGGACTGGGCAGCCCGATATCTCGAGGCCGAGGAGCGCCTGGCCCGCATCAGGAGGGTGGTCCGGTGACCGCCCGGTGGGTGCGCGCCATGCCCCCGGAGCCCTGGCTGCCCAGGCAGCGCGGGGACGGCTTCGAGGGCACCCTGACCGCCTGGGAGGGCGCGGCGGCGGTGGTCCGACTGGACGACGGTCGCGCCCTGCTCCTCGACCCGGTCCGGGAGCCCCTTGGCCCGCTGCTCGCCCAGCTCCACGCGCTGTCGCTGCCGCCCGGCCAGCGCCTCCGCGTGGTCGCCGTGGACATCCAGTCGCGGGGCTCCCTGCGGCTGCCGGCCTGGCGCTACGATGTCTTCCTGCCCGCGCCGCCGCCGGACACCTCCGAACACCTCCGAACCGTCCCGCTGACCCCTCTTCCCCAGAAAGCCCCGAAACATGGAACCGCAGTGGATCGTGCTCACCCTGACCATCATCGGCGCCGTCGCCATCGCCGTCGTCGGCCTGACCCTGTGCCGGCGGGTGCGCTACCCGGCCGGGCGCCGCGTGGACGTGCCCCACCCCTGCTACGGCCGCGTCACGACCATCGTGGACCGGGCCGTGCCCGACATCGACGACGCCACGCTGCGCTGGCTCGCCCAGGCGTGCCTGCGCGCCGTGGTGGTCACCGGGGAGTCCTGGCGCGAGCACGACCGGGGGCGCCTCGACCCCTGCCGCCAGCTGGCCGGCTTCACCTTTCACTTCCTGCCCGACGCCGCCTACGAGGCCGCCTGGCAGGGCGACCTCGCCCCCATGGGACCCCGGACGTGCGCCGTGCGCGGGCAGATCCCCAGGGCCATCGGCAGTGGCCCGCTCGGTGCCACCATCCGCGCCTCGCTCATCGGGGCCAGCATCGAGCGGGGCTCGCCCACCGTCCACGAGGTCATCCACGGCCTGGAGCGGTGGGACAGCGGCCACACGAACGCCCTGGTCTGGGGCACCGGCCCCGACAGCGTGGAGGGCCGCGCCCACGCCCGGTTCGCCAGCCCGTAGCTGGCCAGCGGCCATCCCGAACGTGACCACCACCGCACACTTTGCCCGCCACGACATCGGTGGTAAGTAGGCGGGAGGCAGAAACGAGCCCACGAATGGCCAACCGCCCCATCCCGGACAACCTGTACGACGCCCTCACCGAGGCGTTCCGCCGCAACCCCGGCAACATCACCCAAGCCGCCGAGATCGTGGGCGTGTCGCGCGCCACCGCCCGCCGCGCCTGGGCCGTCGGCTACCCACGGGTGAACCGCCCTGCCATCCAGCGCGTCATCACCGACGAGCAGATCGCCGCCCGCGCCAGCATGGCCGACGAGCACGCCCGCCAGGCCGCCCTCGACCTCGAGGATCGGCGTCGAACCCAGCGCGAGAACTCACGAAAGGCCCGTGAGGACCTGGCGCGCACCCGGAAGCAGGAAGCGGAGCTGGTTCGGGCGCAAAGGGGAAACGTCGCGGCGCTGGTCGGCATCACCGGCCACGCGCTGCGGGGAATGATCGAGCAGGCTCGCATACTTGAGGGCGAGCTGCGCGCCGGCAAGGACAGCTCGAACGGCCAGGTGCTCAGCCTGCCGCAGCGCATGCGCGCCATGGACACGCTGGCCCGGATCGTTCAGCGGGCGTCGGAGGCCGCCGCCGAGGTGGTGCGCATGGAGCGCCTGCTCCTGGGCGAGCCCACGGAGATCGTGGGCACCACCGCCACGCTGGAGGAGGTGGTGCGCGAGTTCGAGGCCACGAGCCGCGCCGTGCAGCGCGTGAAGCACGGCCTGGTGGCGCTGCCCGGGGGGAGGGCGAGCGACGGTGGCGCGTCGTCGGCGAGCTGACGCCACCCTGCCCACGCCGGCCCCGCTGCCACCCGACCTCGAGGCCGGCGTGGACATGGGCGAGGTCTGGTCCGAGCTGCGCCTGCAGCGCCTGGCGCTGGCGCGCACCGATCCCAGCACCTTCGTCGAGCACGTGCTCCGCGACGAGGAGACGGCCGAACCCTTAGTGCAGCTGCCGCATCACGAGCGGTGGCAGCAGATGGCGATGAGGCACTCTCGCCTCGTGCTCTGGGCCTTCCCGGAGAGCGGCAAGTCGAGCCAGCTCGCCGTCGGTCGCGTCCTCTGGCGGCTGGGCCAGGACCCGACGCTGCGCGTGGCCATCGTCAGCGACACCGAGAAGCAGGCAAAAAAGACCCTCGGCGCGCTCAAGGGCCTGATCGAGCGGAGCGCCGAGCTGCGGGAGGTCTACCCGCACCTGCTGCCCGGCCCGAAGTGGGCCGACAACGAGATCGTGATCCAGCGCGAGCGCGTGTTCACCAGGGACCCGACCGTGCAGGCGGTCGGATTGCACGGTGCAATCCAGGGGTCGCGCATCGACATCCTGGTGCTCGACGACATCCTGGACGCCGACAACACCGCGACGGCCGCCCAGCGCGAGGCGGTGAGCAAGTGGGTGCGCGCCACGCTGTTCTCCCGGCTCACGAGGCGCGCCGAGGTCATGTTCCTGACGAACGCCTGGCACCCCGACGACCTGGCGCACGAGCTGGAGCGCGACGGCTGGGCCACCGAGCGGTGCCCGATCGTTAGTGCGGACGGTAGGATAGTGGACGAGCGACGCTGGCCCCCGGAGCGCCTGGCCGAGAAGCGGGTGGACTTCGGCGAGCTGGAGTACCGGCGCCAGATGGAGCTGCTGCCCTACGACGAGGCCGCCCGGCGGTTCCGGGGCGAGTGGCTGGACGGCTGCCTGCTCAGGGGCGACGGCGTGCCGACCTACCAGGAGCTGCCCGACGAGCTGCCGCCCGGTTCGTTCGTGGTCCACGGCGTCGACCTCGGCGTCGGGCTGCTGGCGCACAACGACGTGTCCACCATCTTCTCCGTGTTCGTTCACCCGAACGACGACCGCCAGGTGATCCGCGTCCAGGGCGGTCGCTGGAAGGGCCGGGAGATCCTGACCCGCATGGAGGGCACGCACGACGCCTTCGGCGGCATGTTCATCGTGGAGAACAACGCGGCGCAGGACTTCATCGTGCAGTTCGCCCGCGAGCTGGAGGTGACGCTGCCGGTGGCGCGCTTCACGACCGGCCGGAACAAGGCCGACCCGTCCTTCGGCGTCGAGTCGCTGGCGGCCGAGATGGAGGCCGCCCGCTGGATCGTGCCGAACGTCGGCGCCAGGTGCCACGGCGACGCGGTGCATGGGGAGTGCGACGAGGATGTCCGTGAGTGGCTCTGCGAGATGCTCCGCTACGAGCCGGGTGCCCACACCGGCGACCGCCTCATGGCCTCCTGGTTCGCTCGTGAGCTGGCCCGCCGGGTGCGCCGCAGCCTGCGCCGCCGGGAGCGCCGCGCCGCCAGGAGCCACGCCGGCAACGGGACGGGGCAGCACGAGGACGCCCCGGTAGCCCCCGCGCTGGCGAACCCGCTGGGCGCCCTGGGCGGCAGCCCCCGGGGTCGTCTCATCGCCCAGGCATAGCCCTCTACCCGGCTCGCTCGTGGGCGCGCCCCAGCCGTCACCAGGGGCGTCGGAGCACCCTCGGGGCTACTCCGCTAGCCCCAACATGCCCGGGAGCCCCTACAGGGCGCCGGGGGGCTTCCCCGAGCGGGTTCTTTTCCGTGCCGATGCCACGATTCCACTTGCTTTCGGCTCGGGCACGACCCTTAAAAACCTGCGCCCCGGGGACCTGGAGCGGTGGCCCCCGGGGCGCTCCCCACACACGACGAGGAAAGGAGGAACGACTCCGAAGGGCACCAGGCTAGCGGCACGAGCGCGCCTGGTCAATCAGACACGAACCAAGACACGGCACGGAGGGACGAATGGACGAGCGCAGGAGGGAAGAGGTGGAGCGGGTGACTGGCGACCCGCTGGGGCGGGCGCGCCACGCCTGCCGCGAGCTGGTGCGGCGGGCCGACGCGGCCATCGAGCGAGCGAACGCCGAGTCCGTCGATGCCACCGGGCGCCGGGTGGTGTGCGCGCGTCACTGCGATGCGTGCTGCCGCTACGTGGTCACGTGCTCCATGCTGGAGGCCGTGGTCATCGTGGCCGAGCTTGGCGAGCAGGGCCGCGCCGCGTGGCTGGAGCGTAACGTCCTGCCGCTCTGCGCGGCGCACGAGGACGAGCTGCTGCGCCCGGACGCCACGTGCCTGAGCTGGCACGCGGCCAACCGCCGGTGCGTCCTCGAGACGCTCTGGCGCGACTGCGCGGTCTACGACGTGCGCCCCGTCATGTGTCGCACCTACCTGGCCTGCGCGCCGGAGGCCCCGGCCGCCTGCGCCGTCGTCGGGGCCGCCGTGCCCGGCGTGGACCTGCGCGCCGCCCGGGCCGCCCTCCTCGAGACCTGCCTCGACCTGTCCAAGGCCGCTGGCCTGCCGCCAGTCGCGGTGCCGCTGCCCGTCGCGCTGCTCTGGGCGCACGCCTGGCTCCGGGGCGGCGCCGCTGCCTGGGAGCGCCTGGTCGCGGGGCGCTACCGCACCGTGAGCCCGGATCTGCTCACGCTGCGCTGGGCCACCCTGGAGGCGCCCGAGTTGGCCGAGGACCCGCGCTACCGGCAGCTCGTCCCGGTGCTGCGATCTGGACCCCGGCCCGGGGCTGCGGTACGACGGCCCGTCGGCTGAGCGATGCGGAGACGGAGGAGGCGCAGAGTGGACATGGAGATCATCGGGCACAGCGTGCCCGTGGCCGTGCGGTCGAACGAGCTTTGGCGCCAGCGCGGGATGGGGTGCATGAGCCCGACGTGGCGCGTGGTCAGCGTGGACGTCGCGGGCATCGTGGGCCTGCGCGGGCCGCTGCCGCACGGGGCCATCTACTACCTGACAATCGAGGCGCTCGCCGAGGACTGGGAGCGCGTCGTGGAGAACTGACAACGGACGAACGAGCACGGAGGGAGAACGCGATGAACGAGAGTGCCTGGAACGAGACCCTGGGAGCGCGGGAAGTGCTGCGCCAGCTCGTGCGCGCCATGGAGGACGCGCTGGAGCAGAGCGACGGCCTGTGCCTCGACGACGCCGCCGACCTCGCCACCCTGCAGCACAGGCTGGAGGTCGCCCTGCGGGACGAGATGCGGCGGCTGCAGTGGCGCGGCTACCGCGTGGTCGCGCCCGCGCTGCGGCGCGAGCTGGACAACGGCACGGGGGAGGAGATGAGGCCATGAGCGCGAACGACCCGCTCGTCATCTGGACCATCTACGACTCGCCCCGGGACTACCCGGGCAAGCACGTCCTTCGGGGCTGGGCCGTGCCCGGCGAGGACGGTGCCCTGTCGCGCTCGCTCGACCGCACCGTGCATGGCAGCCTGGCCGAGGCCCGCGCCGCCCTGCCCGATGGGCTGGTGCGCCTCGACCGTCATCCCAGCGACGACCCGTGCATCGTGGAGACGTGGCTGTGAGCGGCGGTGACACCGTGCTCGTCTGGGCCTCCGTGCTTCGGGAGACCGAGGCAGCCATCGTCGCGGACACGGCCGTCGGCCGCGTCACCATCCCGCTCAGTCAGGTCCGTCCAGAGTCCGAGGTGTGGAGCGAGGGCGACGAGGGCATGCTGGCCATCCCGCGCTGGCTCGCAGAGGACCGCGACCTGCCCTTCGAGGAGCGGTGAGCCCTGTGCTGCTCTACCGGGAGCCCTACTACGGGCAGCCGCCGCACGAGGCCGACTCCGACACCTCGGAGCAGGCCGCCCAGGACATCAGGCCCCATGCTGGCCGCCTCCGCTCCCTGGTGCTGAGCGCCATCCGGGACGCCGGCCGACGGGGCTGCACCGACGAGGAGCTGGAGGACCGGCTCCGCCTGCCGCACCAGACCGTGAGCGCCAGGCGCCGCGAGCTGGTGCTCCGGGGCTGGGTGCGCGACTCGGGCGCGCGCCGCCGCAACCCGCGCAGCGGGCGCAGCGCGGCCGTCTGGGTCGCCGGGCTGGCCAGCGCGGTAGAGATGGCACCGCGCCCCGCGATCAAGAAGCCCTCCAGCCGGGAGATCGAGGATGCCCTGGCCGAGATCCGTCTCCTGCTCCGCGCCCAGCGGCGGCCTCCCAGCCCGGCACTCGTCGCCGTGGGGCAGTGGTTGCGGGCCAGAGCCCTCATTGACCGGTAGCCAACGAGCCACGCGCTGCGGCCTGCCCCGGTTGCGTCCCGTTCACCGGGCTGGTACTCCAGGCGGTCATGGGGAACCAGACGACCGTCACGAGGGTCTTCGAGTGGGACTCTGCCCACCGCGTTCTGCGGCACGAGTCGAAGTGCTCGACGCTGCACGGCCATCGATACCGTGCCGAGATCGCGTGTACGGCCGAGCGGCTGGACGGGTGCGGGCGCGTGATCGACTTCGGAGAGATCAAGGCGAGGGTCGGGCAGTGGATCGACTCCCACTGGGACCACACCACCCTGGTCAACCGAGCCGACGAGCGCCTCCTGCGTTAGTGCCAAGAGGACGAGGAGCAGAGCGGGCATCGCCCGCCATACTGCCTCGACGGTGAGCCGACGGCCGAGTTGATGGCCGCCGCCTTGCTGGACGTGGCCCGCTCGCTGCTGGAGCGCGCGGATGACGGGGGCGGTCTCCGGGTCTCCCGGGTCACGATCTGGGAGACCCCGCAGTGCTGCGCCACGGTCGAGGCGTAGGACCGTGTACGCGGTCCAGGAGATCTTTCGCTCGCTGCAGGGCGAAGGTGCCAATGCTGGGCGGCCGGCCGTGTTCCTGCGCCTGGCCGGCTGTAACCTGTGGAGCGGGCGCGATGCCGACCGCGAACGCGACGCCTCCCGGGCCGGGGCCGACTGCCCGCGCTGGTGCGACACGGACTTTGTTTCTGCCCGACGGGGCCGCGCCGTCGACGAGGTCGCACGGGAGGTCGCGCACCTCGGCGCCACCTGTCCCGGGCCCGAGGGGCTGCTCGTGATCACGGGCGGGGAGCCGCTGCTGCAGCTCGACCGCCGCCTGACCGATGCCATCCGCGCGGCCTGCGACGGGCAGCGGCTCACGATCGCCGTGGAGACGAACGGGACGGTCCAGTTCAGGGACGGCTCTGCGGAGGCCGCGGGCGTTGACTGGGTCTGCGTGTCCCCGAAGACGGCGCCCGAGAGGGTGGCGGTTCGGTCGGGGAACGAGCTAAAGGTCGTGTACCCTTCCGGGCTGCCGGCCCCGCACGAGTACGCGGCGGCCCTCGGGGGCTTCGCGCGGCTCTACGTCTCCCCCCCCCGCCTGCCCGACGTGCGACGGCTCGCTGTCCGTGGAGCCCTCGGTGTTGGGCGCGGCGGTCAACTACGTCTTTGGGCACCCGGGCTGGCGGCTGTCGGTCCAGATGCACAAGGCGCTCGGTCTTCGGTAACGAGAGGAGGATTGCGACATGGTTCACGTTGACAGCGAGCGCCCTTTGCCAGGCTTGCAGGATGCGGCAGGAGGGTTCATGGCCGCGTTGCTGGGCGGTCGGGAAGACCTGGCCCGGGAAGGGCTCGTGAACACGCCACGGCGGCTGGCCAAGGCGATGCAGGAGTTGACCTCGGGCTACGAGGTGGACCCGCGCTCGTTGCTGGTGACCTTCGAGAGCGAGGGCGACGCGATGGTCGCGGTCAAGGACATCCCGTTCGCCTCCCTCTGCGAGCACCACGTCCTGCCTTTCACCGGGACCGTCTCGGTGGCGTACATCCCGAGCGGGAAAATCGTCGGGCTCTCGAAGATCCCGCGCATCGTCCGGGCCATCACTCGGCGGCTCCAGGTCCAGGAGAGGATCGCAGCGCAGGTGGCCTGGACGCTGCAGGAAGGGCTCTGCCCAGTCGGTCTCGGGGTCATCGTCCGGGCTGTCCACTCGTGCATGTGCTTGCGCGGCGTCGAGTCGACGGGGGAGATGGTCACGACGGTCTTCTTCGGCAGCATGAGGGAGGACGCTGCGGCGCGGGCCGAGGCGCTGAAGGTGCTGGGTAGATGACGCACCCGCGCGGCATCATGACCCCGGGCTCATCGTGGCGCGGCCCGGAGGTCGAGGGGCCGATGGCGCCGTGGCGCGTCCAGACGGCGATGATCTCCTCGCCGGTGGCCCCGGCGGTGCTGGAGGTGGCAAGGGTGGGGCACGTCTTCGTGCGCGACACGCTGCGTGACTGGGCCTGGTTCCGCGACACGCTCGCGCCCTGGCTGGAGTTGCATCGTATGCCATGCACGATCGAGTGCGATGCCACCAACAAGGAGGACGTGCTGGCGGCCACGACTGCAGCATCACTCGTGCGCGGGGCAGTGGTGGTGGCGAGGCTACGGGCACACGATTCTGTCCTTGACCTGCTCCGGCCAGACGACCTCGTGTCGGTGGGGGCGCCGTACAACATCGTAACCTTCCGCGTGGGGTCCGGCTGGCGCACCAGGCCGCAGGATTACCTGGAAGATGCGGTGCTGCGATGACCTCGGTCTGGGACACGTCCGCGCTGAAGGTGTACCAGGTCGAGGTGACCAACCACTGCGACGCCCGCTGCTCATACTGCCCGCACTCGCGGCACCAGCGGAAGCGCGGGTTCATCACGGGGGAGACCTTCTCCTGCGTCCTGGACGTGGCAACGAACCGCGTGATGTCGATGCACCACTTCGGGGAGCCGCTCCTGCACCGTGGGCTGGAGCGCCTCGTGTCCATGGCGTCCGGTCGCGGCTTCACCGTCGGGTTCTCGACGCACGGTCGGGGCCTGACCCAGGAGCGGCTGAACGCGCTGGTGGACGCCGGACTGTCCTATCTCCGACTGCACACCGACCCGTTCGGCGTGCGTTTGTCGACGTTCTCGATTCCACCTTCGCTGCTGGCGACCGAGCACCGGCTGCTGGTCAAGAGCGACGCGCCGAAGAAGGAGCTGCAGTCGTATGCAGGCTTCGTCGATGTGGAGGGCGAGGACCTCTCGCGGTCGGCGCGGTGCTCGTTCCTCGTTGACGGGTGGCGGGCGGTGTGCTGGGACGGCTCGGTCGCGCTGTGCTGCAACGATGTGGAGGCCACAGGCAGCCTGGACCTCTGCCGCCGGTGCGCGGGCTACGTCTTCGACTCCCCTCTGGACTGGGGCGACTACGACGGAGAGAGGAGAGCGCTGTGAAGCGCACCAGCGTCTGGTTCACCTTCTCGTTCGAGGGCTTTCACCGCTGGCCCGAGGCACCCGAGTGGTGCGGGTTCCTCTCCAGCCGCCACCGCCACCTGTTCAATGTGAGGGTGGAGGTTCCAGTGTCGCACGTCGACCGCGACATAGAGTTCATTACAACGAAGAGGGAGCTGTCGCGGCACGTTGCCGATACCTGGCCGGGCGGCGAGCTTGGGGCGATGTCATGTGAGGCCCTGGCTGGCCAGCTCGCTGAGCAGATGATCGGAAGGTACGGCCTCGGCTGGGCCACGGTCGAGGTTGACGAGGACGGTGAGAACGGCGCCCGCGTCGCCCTTGCCGCCGAGGTAGCGTGAGAGCCCGCTGCCTCCTGCTCCCCATCGAGCCCATCGAGCAGCGATACACGGCGCAGTGGCTCGAGTGGTGGCCGGCCGCGTTGTCGGCGGCGGGGTTCGACGTCGGCGTGCTTCACCCGGACGTGGGCTCGGGCAGCCTGTCTGCGGAGCAGTTCCTGGACCCGCTGCAGACGCACGCCTACAAGGCGGCCCAGGTCGAGATGTTGGTGGCGGCGGCTCGCGCTGGCGTGCCGAGCACGGTCGTGTTCCTCGATGCTTGGCATCCCGGGGTGATCTCTGCCGCGTACATGCGCGATGTGGCGGGTCTGCCGCTGCGCCTGGTCGGCATCCTGCACGCCGGCACCTACGACCCCCACGACCGCCTCGCCCAGGCCGGCTGCGGCGCGTGGGCGCGTGGGTTCGAGGACTCTGTGCTGCGATCGCTGGACGACGCGGTGGTCGCCACCCGGTACCACCGCACGCTTCTGGCCTCGGCTGGGCTGCCCGTCGAACGCGTGACCGTGAGCCCGCTGCCGGTCAGGATGGCGCCGACCGCGCGGGGAGGTCGCCGAGAGCGGCTGGTGGTCTGGCCCCACCGCGCGGTGCCCGAGAAGCAGACGTGGATCTGGCGCGCGGCCGTCGATCAGCTGCGACCGTCGTGGCCGGGTTGGCGGTTCGTCGAGACGCTCGAGGCCACCGGCTCCAAGGCGGAGTATCACGCCCTCCTCGGGTCCGCCTACCTGTGCGTCTCTGCCGCCCTCCAGGAGACGTTCGGCATCGCGATGGTCGAGGCCGCCCAGATGGGGTGCCGGGTGATCGTGCCGCGCCGCCTCAGCTACCCGGAGCTGTTCGCGGAAGGGTGCTTCGCCGAGGTCGACACTGTTGAGGACATGGTCGGGGCCATCGGTCGGGTCTTGTCCGGGTACGCTGTTGACCCCGTCGGAGTGTGGCACGACGGATCTGGTGCCACGGGGGAAGGAGTGAGGGCAGGTGATCGAGTCATCGCAGAGCACTGGCATCGCCTCGGCGCGGTCGGCTGATCGGGGACAGCCGACCGCGCGCGGCCTCCTGATGTCCTACTGGCTGCTGTCCGGGCAGTTCGATCCACAGGAAGCAGCGAGGAAGTTCTCGGGCGCAGGGCTGCGCGTCCCCCGGTTTCTGATCGACTCCGGGGTCTACTCGGCCCGCCAGAAGAATGTGGCGATCGGCGTAGAAGGGTATGCTGGCTGGTTGAGGACCAGGAACTGGGGTCGGTTCCTGCAGGCGGCCATTGACGTCGATTACCCGTCCGACCACGAGATAGTGAAGCGGCACACCGCGACGCTCCGGCTCGCGCTGGGCGCGGGCAGGACCTGGCCGGTCCTGCATCCCTTCATGACCGACGCGCAGGTGGAGTCGGTCTGCGATGCCTATCGCTGGTGCGCCGTCGGGAACTCGGGGACTGGGCTTGCTACGGACAATCAGACGGAGTTCTTGCACAATCGCGAGGCGTACCTGCGCCGACTGCGCTGGTATCATCGCGTCCACTCGCTCGCGTATCGCTACGGGACCCGACTGCACGCGCTCGGCACAGGCGGTGCCGGCGAGCTGATGCGCTCGTTCGACTGGGCCTCGGCGGATGCGTCGATGTTGGCGGCGGTGCAGCGTTACGGGGTGTTGTGGTTGTGGGACGGTCAAAAGCTCGCCTGCCACCTGGGCGGTACGCGGGCCACGCAGCGTCGGGTGAGTAAGAGAACAGCCGATGGAATAACCTTGGTGTCCAAGCAGGCGGGTTTTCGGGGCTTCAGGCCAGAGAAGGTCCGTGACCTGGCCGTGCGCCACCGATTCTCCGTGCGGCGCGTGCTGGAGGACCTAACATATCGCTCGGCTGTCTCGGTCGTTCACATCGCCAAGATGGAGCGGTACTATGACCAGCGCAACTCGCGCGGCTTCATCTTCTTCGTGGCCGACCGCAACGTGAACCGCGTGGTCGAGGCCTACAAGATGGCAGTTGGGCTCGTCGCGCGACGCGACGGGCTCGAGGGCGCGCGTCCGGGCGCGGGGTGCGCAGAAGAAGGAGAAGAGACGTGAGACTGTTCAACAAGGTCGAGCTGGTTCCTTGGTCCAAGCTGGTGCCTGCCGACTACAACCCGCGTCGGATGTCGCGTCGCAAGCGGGACGAGCTGCGGGCCTCTCTGCTGCGGTTCGGCTTCACGGTCCCGATGGTCGTGGAGCGGGGAACGATGACCGTGATTGGCGGACACCAGCGCCTGGTCGCGGTGCAGGAGATGGTCGAGGCCGGCGCGATCCCAAAGGACCAGAAGGTCCCGGTGATCTTCCGCGACGACCTCGGCGCAGCCGACGTCAGGAAGCTCAACGTGGGCCTGAACGAGATTGAGGGCGAGTTCGACGTGGACGGGCTCGCTGCCCTGATAGCGTCCATCGAGGAGTTGGACGGGTGGCGTGATCCAGGACCTGCCTGCCATGGGCCTGACGGAGGACGACCTGTTGGTCTTGCGCGATGCCATCTCGGTGCCCGAGCAGTACCTGCGCGAGATGGAGGCGGCAGCGGACCCTGCCAACTCCCGCGTTGATAGCCGTGTGACGCCCGTGCGGACCTACAAGCTGACCGTGGCCACGGCCACGGCGGACCGGGTAGTGGAGCCCGCGCTGCGGGCGTTCGCGCATCGAGGCCTCGAGTTCTTGGCAGAGAACCCTGACGTGCCCGGTTTCGATGAGAAAGGCGCCGCGCTGGTTGCCGCGCTGTCCGTCGCGCTGGCCCAGGTCGCACCCCCGCCGACTGAGGAGCGGCAGGCAGGCACGGCCCGGGCACAGCCACAGGGCAAGAGGCCGAAGAAGAGGAATGGGGCTGGCGCGGCCACGGCGCGGTCCGCATCTCGCGGAACGGCGAGCAAGGCTCCCGGCACGGTTGACTCCACCGGGTCTTGACCCTACCGTGTAATGTGAGGCCGCTCACAGTAGCATCACAAGGGAGGCCAACCATGCACGCGGTGGTGGAGGTGATGGTCAACGGATGGGCCGGACACGCCGTCGTCCGGGAGCGCGGCGGGCTCCTGCATGGCTGGGTCCGTGGCATGCCCGGGGTCGAGGCATGGGGCTGCACGATCGGGGAGGTCTTGCGGAAGCTCCAGGAGCGTGCAAGCGTCGCCGTCGATGAGGTGGCGTAGGTGAGGAGGTTCCGGGTGATCGTGTCCGTGACCAGCTCTCGGTCGGCGGCCGGGACGAGCGGGCGCGGTGCCGGGGCGCCCGGGCGACCGAAGCAGTGGCTCGAGCCGCATCGGGACTGCCACGTGCTCGCTGCCGACCTGGACGCGGCGCGGCTCGAGGTGGCCAGACTGGTCGAGCGCGACGGCCTCCGGGTGCGCAGCCTGTCCATGGGCGTGGACGGCGCGTTCCGCTGCGTGGCCGTGCCGCGAGGATAGGTCGCCGTCGTGGCCGAGGTGATCAACCCCGCCTCGGCTGGATACGTGAGATGCAAGGTGTTCGCGGCGGTACTGAGCGAGCAGGCGTGCGCCGCCAGACACCACGCCTCCAAGCGAGCCGAGGCCGACCCGGCTCTGTCGTCGTGCGCGAGCTGCCCGATAGGCAAGACCAACCTGCGCCGCCACGGGCGCCCGGTGCGGCGGCGTCGCCCGCGTCGCCGTGGCTCTCCCTGGGAGGTGTGAGCGCGTGCTAGGATGCCCCACGTGACCCGCCCCAGCAGCCAGGACGCCCGCTCCCCCGAGCCACTCGCCAGCGCCACCCGGCGCCTGGTGGTGAAGGTGCGCGAGCTGGCCCCGCTCGCCATCCCCGCCTCGTCGGCCACCCAGGACGGCACCGACGACCTCGGCTCGCTGCTGGGCTCGACCGTCGTGCAGCCCGAGTTCGACCCCGGGACCCTCAAGCGCATCAGGCAGAACAGCTCGTGCCTGAACCAGAACATCCAGGCATACGCCACCAACATCGACGGGCAGGGGCACCGCATCAAGAGCGCCGTGGACTTCGACTCCGACGAGGCGTGGTGGGTGGTCAAGGAGTCTCTTTGGCGCTCTGCCATGCGGACCGAGGAGCGGCGCGGCGGGGCCGTGCATGACCCGGAGGCGTGCGAGCCCAGCGACCTGGAGGTCGACGCGGCGGTCAAGCGCCTGACCAAGCAGGCGCGCATGGAGCGGGTGCGCCTGGAGGCGTTCCTTCGCTCGGCGAACCCGGACGGGACGTTCGTCGCGCTGCGGGTGAAGACGCGCCGCGACCTCGAGGAGAGCGGCAACGCCTACTGGGAGGTGCTGCGGACGAAGCGCGGGGAACTGGCCCGCCTCGTCCATGTCCCGCACGAGGACGTGCGCTGCACCAAGCTGGACGAGGAGCCGGTGCTCGTCGACGAGCGCATGCCCTTTGACCTGCTGGAGTGGAGCCCGGTGAAGCAGCATCGGTTCTTCCGCCGCTACGTGCAGGTGGTGGGGCGGCGCGTTACGTGGTTCAAGCAGTTTGGCGACCCGCGCATCGTCTCCCAGCAGACCGGGGCCATCTACACCGACCTGGCGGACTTCGAGCGTCGGGCGCAACAAGGCGACAGGCCCGCCAACGAGGTCATCCACTTCAAGATCGAGGACTCGGGCAGCGCCTACGGCGTGCCGCGCTGGATGGGCGTGCTCCTGTCCGTGCTCGGTAGCCGCGCCGCCGACGAGGTGAACTTCGACTACTTCGACAACAAGGCCGTGCCGCCCATGGCGCTCCTGGTACAGGGCGGCGAGCTGTCGCCGGACGCCGTGAAGCGGATCGAGGACCACTTCCGCGACCGTGCCCGGGGCCGGGAGAACTTCCACAAGGTCCTGGTCATCGAGGCCATCGGCGCCGACAACGAGCTGATGCCCGGCGAGCAGGCCGTGGTGCCCCGGCTCAAGTTCGAGCGCCTGGTGGACGCGCAGCAAGGCGACGCCCTCTTCCAGAACTACGACGAGCGGAACATCGACAAGGTGGGCAGCGCCTTCCGCCTGCCCCGGCTCCTGCGCGGCGACTCCCGGGACTTCAACCGCGCCACGAGCGAGAGCGCCCTGAAGTTCGCTGACGAGCAGGTGTTCGAGCCCGAGCGCAACGACTTCGACGCCTTCATGAACCGGGTGGTGCTGCCCGAGCTGGGCATCTCGCTCCTGGAGTTCAGGAGCCTGGGGCCGCGCACGCGCGACCTCGACTCCATCGTGGAGGCCGCCGAGCGGCTCACGAAGGCCGCCGTGCTCACGCCGAACGAGGCCCGCTCCATCGTGGCCGAGGTGGTGGGCCGGGAGCTGCCGCCGTTCGACCGCCCGTTTGCCAGGCAGCCCCTGCCGATCACCATGGCGGGCATCATGCCCGAGGCCGACGAGGTGGTGTCGGCGCGTGAGGACCGACTGCGCGACCTGATGCTCGAGGCCCAGGCGGCCGTCGAGGATGCCGGCGGCGAGCGGTGGGAGCGTGAGATGGAGCGGGCCGTGGACGCCGCGCGCCGCCATGCTCGCGACGGCGCCGCCAACGAGGAAGGGGCTGGGCTCTGATGCAACGACTCTACAACACCGACGCGACAGTCACGATCCGATCCCTGCGAGCCGTGGCCGACGCCGCCAACTGGCTCCCGAGCGCGGCGGCGGATATGCTCGACGCCCGCGAGTGGGAGGCGGTGCGCGTGACGCCCGTCTTCCGCAACGGCCTGGGCGCCATCGTGGACGGGACCGACGTGGACATCACGCCGCTGATCGCCATCAACGACCCGGTTGCTGGGCGCGTCTGGCGCGAGCTGACGCCCGTCGCGGGGCTGACCGACGAGGCGGTGACCACGGTGGCCAACCACGGGCACGAGATGGCGGTGCGCATCACGGCGATCACGCTGGGCGCCGCGACCACCGTGGACATCGTGGCCGTCAGCGGCGAATGGATACCGGGCCGAGTCTCCTAGCCCTGGGGCCGAGGCCCGAGCACGTCGCCGTCCTTGGCCCCCCGTGGCGCCTGGTGGCCGAGCCCCGGGAGCTGTCGGACGACCCGCCGGTGCTCGTCTGCTGCACGGGCTGGACCGCCGTCTCCCCGCACCTCGGGCGCCTGGAGGCCGCCCCGCTCGGCCCCGGCGAGGCTGGTGCCCGCGCGCTGCGCCTGGCGGCCGAGGGCGACGGCACCGCCCTGGTCTTCAGGGGCCACGTGCAGCTCCGGTCGGGCTCCCGGCTCTACGTGCGGGCGCGGCATGTCGTCGACCTCGACAAGGCCCGGCGCCTGTCCCCGCTGAACCGCCGCGACTTCGCCCGGATCGTGGACGAGGTGCATCGGCAGCTCCTGCGCGGTGCCCGTAGGGCCGAGCGTGAGGCGATGACCCGTGCGGCGGCCAAGCTCAAGCGGCGCTGGAACGACCTGGGGCCGCGCGCCACGGCCCGGCAGATCGAGGAGGTGGCCCAGGTCGTCCTGGGCATCGCCCGCAGTCCCGCGCTGGCCCGGGTGGTGGAGGGGCCGCTGGTGTCCCGCGCGCTCCGGGTTGCCGCCGACAGCCGGCGCGCGGCGCGCAAGGAGTCCGTGAAGCCGCTCCTCGACGTGGCAGATCGGGCGGCCGTGGCGCGCATCGGGCGCGATCAGACCTTCTGGGTGATGAACGAGTACGGCCGACGCGCGAGGGCGTGGGCTCGCGACGCCGCCCCCATCATCCGCGACGGCCTGGCGCAGGGCCTCGACGCGCGCACCATCGCCACCGACCTGCAGGCGGCCTTGGGCCGTCGGGTCTCCGGGCGCTCGGAGGCGTACTTCCGCACCGTGGCCAACGTCGCCATGACCCGGGGGCGCAGCTATGGACAGCTCACGGGCTTCCGGGACGGCGCGGTGCTGGAGTACCAGTGGTCGGCGGTCATGGACGAGGTGACGTGCCCCGTCTGCGCCTTCCTGGACGGCCAGATCTTCAGCACCTCGGACGCCATCGCGCGCATGGCCCGGGTCGAGGCGGCGCCGAGCCCGGACGCGGCGGCGGCCATGGACAGCTTCTACTCGGTGCGCGGCGACCGCATCGTGGTCCGCAGCTCCGGCACCGAGGTTGCCCGGTTCCGCCGCGACGACGACGGCGCCCCCACCGGCTTTCGCGCCCTGACGCCCATCCGGGGCACCGAGGGCGTGACGATGCCCCCGGCGCACGAGGGGTGCCGCTGCACCCTGCTGCCCGTCTTGTGATGACGCCCCCGGGCGGTATGCTGCCGCCCCATGGCACACGTTACCAGAAGCAGGCACGAGGTCCTCGTCAGCGCCCTCGGGGACCCCATCCAGGCGACCCGGGTCGCCGTGCGGTTCACGGACATCGTGCGGGACAGCTTCCTGGAGGACGCCCGGCTGGCGCGCCCGATGGGGCGCACGCAACACGAGGTGGCCCGCAGGACGGGCATCCTCTACGACCGCTTCATGACGCTCCTGCGCGAGTGCGGCTACTCCACCACGCACGCCCTGGACGTTCTGCCCAAGGCTCTACGGGCGACCCTGGATGGGGTAGATTGGACGCCTGCCCCCGCCGACCGGGCGTGGACCGTGGACGACAAGGGAGAGTGACGCATGGACATCGAACGGGCCGAACGCGCCATCAAGGCCGCACGCCAGCTTCTGACCCCAGCCCAGAGCCCGACCCCCGCCCCCGCCCCCGTCGACGTGGCGGCCGTTTGCCGCGCGCTGGCCGCCCGCCTGCCGGGCGCCCTGGGCTCGTTCAAGGGCCGGGTGCCCCCGGAAGCGGAAGAGGCTTTGGCGGGGCTCCCCGTCCTGTTCTCGGCTGTGGAAAAGCTCTCTGGCGAATCGTCGGACAGCGCGCAGATTGATGACATAGGCGCGGCGGCCGAGGGCGTTGCCAAGATGCTGGGGGAGCGCGCCGTTGTCGACCCCGCCCTGGCGCCGTGGGCCGAGGATGCGGGCAAGGCGGCGCGCATCATCAACGCGCTCCTGGAAGGCGAGGAGGGCCACTGGCCCTCGCTGCCACCGTTGCTCGGGCGCGGGGCCGGGCTGGCGCGGATGCTCGCCGGCGGGGCGCACGGCCACGAGCTGGTGCGCGAGCAGCTCTCGACGCGCGAGGACGGCGCCCATCGGCACTTCTTCGTTCTGCCGGCGAGGGAGGGCGAGGCGGCCCCGCGCATTGTGGTCACGTCTCTGGACGGCGCCCACGCCCACGCGATCCCGACGCACGACGCCGCCACGACGGAGGAGAACGGCATGCACTCGCACCACGTCATCGTGGACGGCGAGGACCACTACACCGACGAGGGCGAGCCGCACCGTCACGCGCTGCTCGGGGGCTCGATGCTGCCGGGCAGCGGGGCGCACCAGCACGGGCTCGCGCTGCCCTGGGGCGCCGTGCGCAGCCTGACGCCGGAGCAGGCGTGGCCCTGGTGCCGCGCGGCGCAGACCGAAGAGGTTGAGCAGACGCCGGACGCCGGCGCCCCGATGACGCTCGACGCCGCCTGCGAGAGGGCCAGGCGCGAGGGTGCCGTGGCCGTTTGGCGGGCCGAGCCCCCACGGGGCACCCTGCCCGTCCTCAAGCTGCCCGCCCCGGCGTTCAACCTGGACCGCCTGCGCTCCGGCCAGCCCACCGGGTTCCTCTCCCGCGTGCGTCGGGTGGGGAGAGTGGGTAAGCCGCAGGCGCTGGTCAACGAGGTGCCCGACGGCGGAGGCACCTTCGTCTGGGCGGTTGTCGAGCAGGGCGAGCCCGAGCCCTACGTGGGGATCGAGGCGCTGCCCGAGGCCGTGCTCGCGGGCATCGACAAGCCAAGCCTCGAGGAGTTCGCCGCCGTGCGCGGGTTCTTCCATATGCCCCTTCGGCTCCTGGTGGAGTTCGACCCTCCGCTCCGTCTGCTGGCGCCGCTGCCCGGCCGGCGCTTCGGCCCCGACATCGAGCTGAGCACTGCTGTCGCCCGGGCGCGTCAGCTCGGGCTGCCCTTTGCCAAGGTCTTCCGGGACGGCGTGGAGGCGCAGCTCGACGCCCTCGTGGCCGGCCCCAGCGACGAGGCCCTGGCCGCGCTCAGCGACGAGGACCTGCGAGTGCTCGACCGCGCCATGCACGCCTGGTTCGCCGACGCCTTCCCGACAGGCATCGCCGAGGCGGACGGGGCGAGCCGGGAGCAGGTGATCAACGCGCACGCCTTCCTTCTGCGCGAGATGGCCCGGCGTGAGATCTCCATGCCCGAGGACGACCAGCTGGCGCAGGAGACCGCCACCTGGAAGCAGGCGGCCACCGGCGAGTTCGCGCCCATTCATGCCGGCAGCAACGGCGCCCTGGAGCCGGTGAGCCTGCCCGACGTGCTGGCCTGCTACGACAAGCCCATGCGGCTGCGAGACGCGGCGGTGTGCCTCGTGGGCTCGCTCTGCAACGACGGCGTGAGCAAGAACGACATCGACGTTCTGGTGCGCGGGCCGCTCGACGAGGACACGCTACACGTCGTGAAGTTCCGCCTTGGCCGGGCGCTGCCGCCGGACCTGTCGCGCCGCGTGAGCTACCACCACGACCCGATGGGCGGCCCGTTCACGAGCTTCGTGAAGCTCTACGACCTGGTGCTCGTGCCTCACGAGGACCGGTCGCTCAAGCAGATGGCGCTCGCCACCAAGGCCGACGACCCGATGCTCGACTGGCCCAGGGAGCCCGGCCCCCGGCCCGGGGTGCTCCAGCTGCACTTCCGGGGACGGAGCGTGCATGGGGACCTCCGGGTCGACGTGGGCGACTACCTCGTCGGCTGGACGCTCATGCTCCAGAGGCCCGATGTCGTGCCCGACGTGGACACGCTGGAGGCGGCGCGCGACGTGGCCGCCGACTTCGGCGCCGAGGGCTCCCGGTACACCAAGCCCTTCCGGCTGCCCGAGCGCATCATGGCGGCGCCCAAGTCCCGGCAGCCCAAGGGCTGGCTCGACGTGGAGGGCGAGGTGTTCGGCGAGGGCGAGATCGGAGCCACGCGGTACGAGCGCGGCGTGATGGTGGCCGTGGCGCACCCGACGGTGGAGTGGGGCCTCCAGAAGCCCTACTCGCACGAGTACTTCCTGACCGGCGACGAGCGGTTCTCCGGTCGCCTGGTCTTCCGGGCGCTCGTCGGCGACCGCGCCCTCGATGAGGAGGAGGGCGGCCCCGTGGCACCGGGCGTGCCCGCCGGCGAGGTCTTCTGGACCGTCGGCTTCGCGCGGAACGCCCTGCCGTCGGTGCTGGACCGTCGCTCGGTGGAGCGGCGCGTGATGCCGCCGCCGGGGCGCTCCGGGATGCCCGAGTCCTTGATGGCCGCGACCCCCGCCGAGTATCGCTACTGGGAGGAGCCGGACCAGGCGCGGGCGCGCGCCGTGCGCGACGCCCTGGTGGCCGCGCGACTGTTCACTGCGGACACCGTGGCCGTCGAGGCTGGTCAGTTCGTGCTGAAGGGGTCGGAACCACGGACCAAGGCCACACTGGTCGACAAGACCATCTGGGGCTCGCCCGCCGGCAAGAAGAAGCTCGCCGAGCGGCTGGTCGCGCTGCTGCCGGCCCACAAGACCTACGTCGAGCCCTTCGCCGGGAGCGGCGCCGTGCTCTTCGCCAAGGACCCGGCCGAGACCGAGGTCATCAACGACGCCGACCCGGAGATCGTCGAGGCCTACAGGCTCATCAAGCGGCTCAAGCCCGAGCAGGTGGCGCGGCTGCGCAAGATGACCTGGACCGGCGATGAGGCGACCTTCAAGCGCCTGTTCGACGCCCGGCCCAAGGACGACGTCGAGAAGCTGCACCGGTTCCTGTACGTCACCCACTTCTCCTACAGGAAGCTGCGCGGCCGGTCCTTCAGCCCCTCGGGCGAGGGCATCGAGGCCGCGACCGTCGATCGCATCGAGAAGTTCGGCCCGCGCCTGAAGAACGTCCGCATCCACTGCGGCGACTACGAACGGGTCGTCCGCAAGTACGACGGCAAGGACACCGCCTTCTACCTGGACCCGCCGTACCCCGGCTACAACGTGGACGTCGGCGAGTCGGACTTCGACGAGGCGCGCTTCCTCGCGCTGCTCAAGTCCATCAAGGGCAAGTTCCTTGTGACCTACGGGACACGGGGCGAGCTGCCCGCGCGGTTCGAGAAGGAGGGCTTCCGGGTCAAGCGCATCCGGCCGAGCCGCACCATCGGCTCCATGCGCGGCGTCGGCGGGCCCAAGGTGCTCACGACGCTCCTCGTCTCGAACTACGACCTCGTCGAGAAGAGCCTCACCGAGGCGCTCGGCGACGACTGGACGCTCAACGACGCCGCGCTCGTGGAGGCCGAGAAAGTCGCGCTGCCCGTCCGCGTCCCGTACACGCTGTCCTGGCAGCGATTCAAGGGTCAGACCGTGGTGCGCGGGGTGGGCCGGGAGGTGTTCCACGTCATCATCGGTCGGCCCGAGGGCGGCCTCTGGAACTACCAGCTCCAGACGGACCCACTGGCTAGTGATGCCCAGGTGCTCGCCGTGCGCCATGCGGCGGTCAACGACGAGCTGCTGGCGCTGAGCGGCGACGTGCCGCCCGGGACCGTCGTGGGCACCATCGCGCTGAACCCCACGCGGGCCACGCCGTCGCGTCTGACGATCCAGGAGCGCGGCGACGCCGAGCTGCTGGAGCACGAGCCCGGCAGCAGGCTGCTCGTGCGCTTCGGCGGCCCGAAGCTCCAGGGCACCTACGAGTTCCGGGCCGAGGAGCCCGGCGGTGCCATCTGGACCATGGGACCCCAGGCGCCGGCCGAGGCAGATGCCGCCACCAAGCGCCTGCGCATGGACGGCGAGGTGCAGGTGTGGGACCCCGCAGAGCGCACGGAGGGCGATGACAGGGGCGGCGACCGCGAGCTGCTTCGGCCGCCGGCCCGGTTCACGCCGACGAAGCCCGCCCCGCGCCGGACGGCCGCCTTCTCCGACGCGGAGTCGGCTGCCCGCGAGGCGTTCACCGACGAGCTGGTGGCGGCGGGGGTGCAGGTCGAGCCCAAGCTCAACGGGTTCCGCGTGGTGCTTCAGCGATGGGGCGAGCACGGCGCAATGGCCTTCACCGAGGACTCGCCGGAGGAGAACATCCTCGCCCGGTGGCCGAGCCTGGAGCGCGAGGTGCTTGCGCTGCCCGGCGACCTCATCCTGGACGGCGAGGTGATGGAGTGGGACGCCGACGCGGGCGCGTACAAGCCGCGCCGCGAGCTGGCAGACCTGCGCGGCATGGAGCCAGACGACCGGGGCTTGCGGTTCGTCGTCTTCGACGCCCTGTACCTGCCGGACCAGAAGAACCTCACGACGGCGCCCCTGAGCGTACGCCGCGCTGCGCTCAACGGATGGATCGAGCGGCACAAGGCCCAGCTGCAGCACATCTGCCTGGACGAGTTCCGGGTCGTCGCAGATCGCCCGAGCCTGCGCGATGCCATCGACTGGGCGGCGCGGCAGCCCGGGAGCGAGGGCGCGATGCTGAAGGCCATCGGCTCCACGCTGAGCCTCGGCGGGGAGAATGACCTCTGGGCCAAGGTCAAGCTCGTGCGCGAGCTGCGGGCGCTGGTCGTGGAGCGCCACGAGGTCGCGGGCTCGCCCGGCGTCTACAACTTCGTGGGCGCCATCGGCCCGGTGCGCCCGGAGGATGGCGCCTGGGAGGGCACCGTGGAGCGCGACGGTAAGTCCTGGGTCGTCATCGGCACCACCGGCAACAGGAGGCTCGCCGCCGACGTCGGGGACGTGATTCGCGTCTACTCGCTGGAGTTCCTACATCGCTCCCTGGAGCCCAGGAGCGTCTCGTGGTTCGGCCCGGCGCAGGCCATCGACGTGGTGGACGGCCCGCCCAGCACGATCCCGGAGGTGCTGGGCCTGCTGCGCGCGGGTGAGTCCATGCCCGGCTCGCTGGCGAAGGCCGAGCGCCCGGTGCGCCTGCTCAAAGCCGAGCAGCCGACGCCGGAGACCGAGGAGCGTTATGTCTTCGGTGTCGTCCTGGTGCCGGACGAGGTGGACGCGCAAGGGGACATCTACGACGCGGCCACGGTGCGCAAGGCCGCCCACGCCTTCCTGGAGCACTTCGGCGGGCACATGCGCATCATGCACGCCGGCAAGCCGCTAGACGGCATCAAGGTCCTCGAGTCGTATGTGTCGAAGGTGACCGAGAGCCACGGTGGGGAGGACTTCCCTGTCGGCACCTGGTTCCTCGCTACGCGAGCCGGCCCAGATGAGGTCTGGGAGCAAGTCAAGAATGGCTCTCTGGACGGCTATTCCATCGGCGGCACGGCGGTCAAGGAGGCCCTGCGGGCTGCCCGCTCGAAGTGACCTGTTCCCTAGTCCGCCCGTCGTCGGCTATATTTGCACGGCGAAGGCGGTGGAGATGAGCACGGACAGGGACAAGGAGACGGAGGAGTCGGAGGCCCGTTTTCGGCTCCATGACATCCTACCCGAGGAGGTGTCCTACGTGGACCGTGCCGCCAATCGCCGACGGTTCCTCGTCATCAAGGACGCGAAACACGCTGGAGGACACCAGATGAGTGACAAGAGTGCAGCCACCGAAACGAAGAAAGGCCCGATCCCGACCCCCGTGAAGGAGAGCGTCCTGCGCGTCCTGACCGAGGTGCTGGAGCGGGGCGTCTCGCTCACGAACATGATCAAGGAGGCCGAGGAGACGGCCGAGCAGATGGCCGAGCCGATGCCCCCGGAGTTCGCGTCGGAGATGCGCTCCATCGCCGAGCTGCTCACCGGTGCGCTGAGCCGCTACCCGTCGCCCACGTCCATGGCCGAGAAGGCCGCGACGCCGCAGCCGGCCGGCATCGGCATCCGGTTGGCCGAGCTGGCCGAAGCGCTGGGCAGGCTGTCCCTGGAGGTGACGAGCACCGAGAAGGCATCGGTCGACGAGCTGGCCAAGATGCGCTCCTTCGTGTCGGACTTCACCACCGCGCTGGTCGCCGCTGGCGATGCTCCCCCGGCACCGGCCTCGCCGGAGCCGCAGGTCGCGCCCGATGACGTGGAGAAGACGGCGCGCCTCGGCGTGCGTCGCCTCGCCCAGTACAAGGAGGCGGTCAAGTCCCTCGAGGACGCCTTTGCCCGCTTCATGCGCATCCTCTCCGAGGTCGAGCCGTCGGTGCCCGAGGAGAAGCGCCTGGCCGAGAGCACCCCGCAGACGCCCGACCCCAAGCCGGCGGCCGAGATGGGCAACATCGGTGGCGGCGGCGACACCACGGACGGCAAGGCTGGGCCGAAGATCCAGCAGGACGTGCCCGAGCTGGCCGAGCTGATGAAGCGGCTCGACACCCTGGGCACGCAGGTCGCACAGATCGCCAGCACGCCGATGCCGCAGGGCAGCCGGCCCGAGGCAGATGTTCCGCCCGTCAAGGGCGGTGACAAGGAACGGACTCGCCGGGGCAGTCGTCAGGGCGGGCCGTGGGTCTGGTGATGAAGGGAAGGTTTCGACCTAAGGTCGCCCTGAAATAGAGAGGTAGAAGACAACATGCGTGATAACAGAGACCTCGTTCAGAAGGCCGACTTCCTCCTCGCGCAGCTCGCGCCCGGAGGACTGCTCGAGCCAGCACAGGCCGACCGGTTCATCCGGCTGGCGATTGACCGGAGCGCCGTCCTGCCGCTCATGACGCGCGTGGACATGAAGGCCCCCAAGGAGCTGCGGGAGAAGATCCGCTACGGCTCTCGTGCCCTGCGCGCGGGTGCCGAGGCGGTGGCGCTCCCGGTCGCCCAGCGGGCCGCCCCGGACACCAGCAAGGTGGAGCTGGACGCGAAGCTCGCCAAGGCGGAGACGCGCGTCAGCTTCGAGGCCCTGGAGGACTCCATCGAGCGCGGGGCCTTCGAGCAGACGGTGCGGGACACGCTGGCCGAGCGCGTTTCACTGGACCTCGAGGACGTGGCCATCAATGGCGACACCACCTCGGCCGACGAGTTGCTGAAGCTGCTCAACGGCTTCCGGGTGCAGACCGTCACGAACACGGTCAACGCGGGCGGTGCCACGCTGAGCCGCACGGTCCTGAAGGACACTCTCAAGACCATGCCCAGCGAGTTCCGGCGCGACAAGCGCGCCCTGCGCTTCATGACGGCCGACGAGGCGGTCATCGACTACCACGAGTCCATCGCCGACCGCATGACGCCGCAGGGCGACGAGCATGTGCAGGCGCCGATGGTCGGTCCGTTCGAGGGCATCCCGGTGGTGGACGTGCCGGTGTTCCCGACGAACCTGGGCGGCGGCGCCAACCAGACCGACATGCTGCTCACCGACCCAAGCAACATGCTCTTTGGCGTGTGGCGGAACATTCGCTTCGACACCGACCGCGACATTCAGGCCGGCGTCTACGTCATCGTGGTCAGCCTCCGGGTGGACTTCAAGTTCGCCCATGAGCCGGCGGTCGTGAAGGCCACTGCCGTTCGCGCCGTGTAACCTCGGGCCAGCAAACGAAGGAGACATAATAATGGCCATCACCATCAACAGCGCCGCGCTCAGCACCGGGCAGCCCTCCGCGCCCGTGCGCCACGCGAAGATCAACGTGTCCTTAGACGCCTCGTACCCGACCGGGGGCTACGACATCACGTCGCAGCTCGGCGGCGGGACGGTCGTGTCCTCGCCCACCGTGCCGCACTACGACGGCGCGGCCCTGCGCTGGTTCAAGGTCACCTCGGCCGGCAAGGTCATCTCTTACGTCAACACCTCCGGCGCGCCGGGGGCCGAGACGGGGGCAGCAACGAACCTGTCCGGTCACACGAACCTCATCATCGAGGGCATCGTCCTCCAGTAGGCTGGGAGACCTGACGAGCCATGTCCTCGATCACCACTGACTTTGGCAAGGGCGGCCGGCACCTGGTTCCAGGCCACGGCTCCCCATCGCTCGCCGACGCCCTCCGGGACGTGGCGGACGACCTCGGCGACCTGGCCGGCGGCCTGTCCTCCTGGACGACCGTCGTGGTCGCCTCCCACACGGTCACGATGGCGCGGGCCGGGGTGCCCGTGGCCGTCGAGGCCACTGCTGGCGCCGCCACCGGCGTCATGCAGATCCAGTACTCGGCGGCCCCGGCTGCCGGGTACGTGCGCGTCACCTTCGCGGCCGGTGTCGCCACCTTGACCTTCAATGCGGCCGATGCGGTGACGGCGGCGGCGGTGCTCCTGTCGCCGGCGCCGGCCTCCGTGAGGACTCTCAAGGGCTGAGTTAGGCGGGGGAGCTACCCGCCCGGTGCTTGACGTGTAGGCGCTGGGCGGGTAGTTCGTTTTCTGGGCCCCGTTGCGGCAGAGTGACGGGGAGATAGAGCGAAGACAGACAGAGGGAGGATGGACATGGAGACCCTGCACGTTCGGCTGACCCCGCATGACCCCCGCAAGGGCGCACATGCCCTGCGCTACACCATCGGCAGCCGGACGTTCGAGGGCGGGCGCTGGTACGAGGTCCCCCAAGAATGGGCCGAGCGCCTGAAGGGCGAGGTGCAGAGCAGCGGCGTGCCGTACTTCCAGATCGTTGCCGCCGACGAGTTCGAGAACATCTCCCGGGCCGAGATCGCCGCCGCCTACATGATGGCGGGCCGCGCGATGCCCGGGGCCGCGCTGCCCCCGCCGTCACCGGCCCCGAAGGAAGGCCCGGTCAAGAGCGCCTTTGCGGGCATGCCGAAGATCCGCGAGGTGGACCCGAAGCGGCTCGGTGTCCCCGCCAGCCCGCTGCCCACCCCGGGCAAGCCGGTCGCCAAGGCCATGCCCAACCTCGCCGGGATGAGCCGCACCCAGATGCTCACCTACGCGCGGGAGCAGGGCCTCGACATCGATCCGCGCGGCACGAAGGCCGAGGTGCTGGCCGAGCTGCAAGAGGCGCTGAGCGATCCCGACTGAACCGGCTGAGCGGCCATGACCAACGGCTTCCCGAAGCGCACGGTCACCGAGGACCTGGGCTCGCAGGTGGACGGCATCGCCGCGACGTTCACGGTCACCGGGCCGATGGTCGTCGACTCGCTGCTGGTCCACCTGAACGGTGTGCGACTGCTCGGCGGGAGCCTCGTCGGGGGCGATGACTTCGAGGAGCAGGACGAGACGACCTTCCAGATGGCGGCGGCGCCCCGCGTCGGTGACACCCTGCAGGTCCAGTACGAGGCCGACGACTCCGAGGCGGCCTACCTGCTCGTGCGGGCCAGCGGCATAGATCCCACCGCCTAGGGCGTGCTACCTTCCTCGTCATGCCCGCATTGACCCGGGGCGAGACGAGCGACTGCGCCAACCCCGTGCTCGACTTGTACGTTGCGGTTGACGGCGTGCTGACCGACGTCTCGCAGCTCGAGTTCCAGGTCTTCGAGCGGGTCACCGGCGCGAGCCCCGTGCAGGTGTACCCGCTGTCGGGCCGGGAGACGGTGGACATCGCCACCGCGTGCCCCATCGGCGAGAAGCTCGGCACCGGCCACTACGTCGCGTCGTGGGAGGTGCCCGTCACCGAGCCCATCGGGACGCACGAGGTGCGGTGGTTCTTCCGGCTGCTGCCGCTGTCGCCGGAGCAGTCGTACACCGAGGAGTTCGAGGTGCTGAGCGAGGCCGCGCCCAGCACCATCGGCTACTGCTACGTGAGCGACCTGCGCGCCGAGGGCGTGCCGAGCACCTACCCGGACGACAGGCTGGTGCGCGCCATTGACCTGGCCTCCAGGGAGATCGACCGGCTCACCGGGCGCTTCTTCGAGCCGCGTGCGCTGGAGTTCTACTTGGACGGCTCCGGCGGCGCGCAGATGTTTCTGGAGCAGCCGATCATTGCCGTCGAGGAGATCGGCATCGACGACGTGACCGCCGACCTGCTCGACTTCGCCGTCTACAACCGCCACCTGACGCAGAACCTCCTGGACCCGGACGACCGGGCCAACCCGCGCATCGTCATCACCCAGCCCAGGCCGGAGACGGTCTACTGGCGCAACGTGTACGGGCGTCGCGTGTTCCCGCAGGGCGAGCAGAACGTGCGGGTCAAGGGCGTCTTCGGCTTCACCGAGTACGACGGCACGAGCCAGGGCAGGACCCCGGCGGCCATCCGCTACGCGGCGACGCTCCTCTCCATGCGCTTCGTCGAGGGGCGCTGGGGCAGCCAGACCGGCGAGGCGGGCTCGGGGATCGTGGCCTCGGTGAGGACCCGGGACCAGCAGATCACCTACGGCAACCCCGCCCAGCTCGGCCGCATCGGCGCCGGCCCGCTCACGGGCGACCCGGAGATTGACCGCATCCTCCTGGCCCACCGGCGCCCCATGCGCCTCGGGTTCGTTTGACCCTCATTCATTTATATGGCCGCACTGCACCGCACTGTAACCGCCCCCCAGAGCCCCCAGGACGCCCCCGGGGTGTCGGGGTGCCCCAGGCCCTCAGGTGAGCCTGTCGGGGGCAGCCTGGGCTGGGCCAGCGCCCCCCGTCGATGCCCCAGGGGCCGGGGGCTGGCGTGACCCGGGGGCGGCTCATCTTCCCGCTCGTGGCCCGGATAGCCCGGCTGGACCCCGTGGCCACGGTGGCGGACCCGGACGGGGCCGGACCCCTGGAGAGCGGGCTCGACGACGAGTTTCGGGAGACCGTCGCCGAGGTCTCGGCCAGCGCGGGCTCGGAGCCCGGGTCCAGCTCTCGGCAGGAGGTCCTCGTGGACGTGCTGGCCCAGGTCGAGCCGGCCGACGTGGAGCGCCTGCAGGCCGGCCTGACCGGCGCCGCGCCCTCCTCGACCCTGGAGCTGGTGCTCCACTACTCGGAGCTGGAAACGAAGGGGCTGGTGCAGGCCGACGGCACGCCGGCCCTGAAGATCGGCGACAGGCTGGCCGAGCTGCGCGACCTGCGCTCCGGCGCCCTGGTGGAGACCTTCCGCGACCCGCCGGGCATGTACGCGACCTCGGTGAGGCCGGCCTGGGGCTGGCTCGACCGCCGGCGCAACCTGCTCCTGATGACCTTCGCCAGCCGGGACCTGTCCACGCGGGCGTAGGGCACACCAATGGCCCGCATCGCGCCGAAGCTGTCCTTGAACCTGCGCCCGGTCGGGGACTGGAAGCGCGCCCTGGATGCCACGCAGCCCACCGCCTTCGAGCGCAGGCTCCGGGCCGCCATCATGCGCGCCACCTACCAGGAGGCGGCCTGGGCGCGGCGCCAGATCGTCGAGGGAATCAAGAGCCAGGCCCCGGGCGGCCAGGCGTTCAAGCCGCACTCCGGGCTGACGCTCCTGGCTCGTCGTCTGCAGCGGTTCCGTGGCTCCAAGATACTCATTCGGTCTGGCGAGCTGATCAAGAGCGTGGTGGTCGAGCCCAACGGCCCGTCGATGGCCTGCTTCGTCGGCCTCAAGCGGTCGGCGCGCTCCCGCGACGGCAAGCGCCTGGCCAACCTCGGCGAGATCCATGAGTACGGCAAGAAGATCGCCGTCACGCCCAAGATGCGCGCCTACTTTCGCGCCGTGTTCCACGTCTCGCTGAAGCCGAGCACGCGCTACATCGTGATCCCGGCCCGGCCGTTCCTGCGTCCGGTGTTCGCCCAGCACTACCGCACCAGGCGGGAGGTGCAGGAGCGCATCATGGAGCGCGTCGTCGACGCGGCCATGGGGCTGCTGGGTCGCTGAGCCGGGATGCTATCATCGGCGGGCCATGACCGCCCCATCGATCTTCACCGTCTCGCCGTCGGAGGTCTCCACCTCGGGCGGCTACCTCGTGACAGTCTACGGGGACGGCTTCCGCGTGCGCGAGACCCCCGACGTCATCTCGGGGCCGGTGCCCACGCCCGGCCCCACGGTACGGGTGACGGTCGGCGACGCGGTGTCCGAGCACGTGCTGGTGCCCAGGTCCAACCGGCTCCTCTTCCGCCTGCCGCCGTCCCCCGTGCCCCCGGTGCTGGTCAGGTCGAGCGCGGCGCAGCACAGCTTCACCGCCGCCACACGCACCATCGGACGGGCCTCGGGCTCGTTCGTGACCGACGGGTTCGTGGCCGGGTCGCGCGTGACCGTGGCCGGCTCGGCCTCGAACGACAGCGACCGCGCCAACCGGAGCTACTCGGTGGGCTCGGTCTCGGCCCTCTCGCTGGTGCTCGATGCGCACGAGGCACTGACCGACGAGGCGGCGGTCGCCTGCACGGTGACGTGCCGCACCTACGGCGAGGGCAAGGCCGACCTCACCGTCGAGAACCTGGACGACAACGGCGTGCCCATCCCGGGCGAGGCGGTCACGGCCCCGCTGGCGCTCCGCTACCGGCGCGTGCAGCTCGCGGAGCAGGACGACCTCCAGCGCCTGGTGCGCGAGCTGGTGCGGCAGATGCGCCTGGGCATCATCGCCAACGTCTCGACCTCGACGCACACCGACTTCGACGCCGAGCCGCTGAACCTGCAGGCAGTGGAGCTGGCCGAGCTGCCCGGCATCGCCGTCGTCGGCCCCGAGCTGGACGAGAACCGGGTCTATGCGACGTGCGAGCAGATGACGGAGCCATCGATGGACGGGGAGGCCCTGGAGCACCTGGCCCATCGCGCCCCGTTCACGGTCGACCTGACGTTCTCCCTGGTCGGGATGTCCGAGCGAAAGGCCGAGCTGCTGACCCTGCTGGCCCTGGTGGTCAAGTTCTTCCACCGGAACAAGTACCTTCGGATGGCAGCCGACCCGGCCGACCCCGGCGGGCGCCAGGTCGCCTATGAGATGGACTGGGCATCCGGCGGGGTGCCGAAGGTGGCCGGGGGCGCGAGTGACTCGAACCTGCGCTCCTTCTCTGGTACGTTCGTCATCCGTGGGTTCGATGTGGAAGATCTGCCGGGCATCGTTGGCGAGGGCGTCATCGACCGCTCGGCCGAGGTCGAGGAGATCATGTTGACCCCGCTGGGGATCGATTGACCGGACCCGGAGGAGACGATGGTAAAGCTGACCAATGAGACGAACCAGGCCGTGATCGTTCTGCTCGACCACCCCACCTTCCATCGCGGGGCTTGGGGCTTCGAGCAGCGAGCCATCCAGGTCTACGACAAGCGCAGGAACGGGACCGTGGCGCCGCGCACCGTGCGGCGCGTCCACCCCGGGGCGCTGCGGGTGCCGCCGAGGACGAGCACCTGCGACCTGCCCGACGAGGTGCTGCAGGTGGAGGCGGTCGCCGCCTTCGTGCGCTCCGGGAAGCTCTCCGTGCAGTCGGTACCCACCCGGGCCGCGAGCGTCACCGCGCCATCGACGGTGCTGCCGCCGCGTCATGCGCGGGGTGGGAAGCTCTCTGGTGGCAAGGACGAAGGGTGAGGTGAACCATGGGTCGCGAGTTACTGGCTAGCAAGATCGTCATTCAGGAGGAGACGCCCAAGATCCGTCAGATCGTCGGGCTCCCCCTCAGCATCGCCGCCATGGTCGGCATCGCCGAGCGCGGCGCCATCGGCGTGGCGAAGTACGCCACCTCCTTCGCGGAGTGGTTCAAGGAGTTCGGCGGCGACGTGGCGGCGGGCATCTCGGCGAGCGCCGTTCGCGGCTTCTTCCAGAACGGGGGGCAGGCCCTCTGGTTCACCCGCACCGCGCACTACTCGAACCTGGACCTGGGCACGCTGGCGACGGCGGCCAAGGCCACGCTCCAGCTCAGCAGCGCCGCGACCGCGCCGACGGCGGGCTACGTGCAGGGCACGGCAACTGCCCCGTTCGACCTGGAGCCCGGCGACACGCTGAGCGTGAAGGTGGACGGGGGAGGTGCCGCAGCGGCCACCTTCGCCGCGACGGCCGCCAGCAGAACGGCCGGCAACGTCGAGACCTACGACCTGGCGGACGGGCTCACCTTGCTGGTCCAGGTGGACGGCGGGCCGACCCAGACGATCACCTTCCTGACGGCCGAGTTCGTGAGCATCGTGGCCGCCACGGCGCTGGAGGTGGCGGCGGTCATCAACGCCAAGATCGTCGGCGCCCACGCCACCGTGGCAGGCGGCGCCCCCATCATCACCTCGGACACGCGGGGCACCGGCTCTGCCATCAACGTGACCGGCGGCACGGCGAACAGCGGCGGCGTCAACCGCCTGGGCTTCGTCACCGGCCTGATCGCGGGCACGGGCAACGTGGCCAACATCGACGCGGTGGCGGTCGCCGAGGTCAAGAGCGTGGTCGAGGCCGCTGTGACCGGCTGCACCGTCACCGATGTCGGCGGGTCGGCGCGCATCACCTCGAACACGACCGGGGTGCTCTCGAGCATCCAGGTGGAGGCTATCAGCACGGCCGACGACGAGATCGGGCTCGACAACGCGGTCCACTCCGGCGGCAGCGGCGCGGCGGCGCCCACCGTCCGCTTCGACGGCAAGTCCTACGGCGCTTATGGCAACGAGGTGGAGTTCGTGGTCTCCAACGCCACGAACGGGGTCACGGACGACTTCAACCTCGGCGTGGTCTTCAAGGGCGTGACGGTCGAGCTGTTCCCCAACCTGTCGATGCTCTCCACGGCAGATCGCTACTTCGCCACGATCATCAACCACGCCGACACGGGCTCCGACTACGTGGTGGCGACCGACCTGGCGCTCGGTCTGCGTCCGGCCAACAGCCCGCTGGTCGGCGGTGCCCCCGACCCGTACGGTCCCATGACCAGCGGGGACGATGGCCTGACCGCGCTGGCCGACACTGACTTCATTGGCTCGTCCGTCAGCAAGACGGGCCTGCAGAGCTTCAACACGAAGTCGGACGTGCGCCTGCTCTGCGTGCCCGAGCAGCCGACGCCGGCCGTGGCCTCGGCCATGATCTCCTACTGCGAGAATGAGCGCGCCGGGGGCTGCTTCGCCATCATCGACCTGCCTTCGGGCTACACCAAGGACCAGGCCAAGACCTACGTGCTCACGACCGCCGCGCTGAAGGGGCTGTCGGAGTACGGGGCCACCTACTGGCCGCACCTGAAGGTGCTCAACCCCGACTCGACGGTCTACGGCAACGACGAGACCATCGTGTGCCCGCCCTCGGGGCACATCGCGGGCTTCTACGGCAAGATCGCGGCGGCGCGAGACGGGGGCATCTACGACCAGCCGGCCGGCTTCGGCTCGGGCATGCGCCTGGCGGGCCTCGCGGGCCTCGAGACCGACGAGGTGAACGACGAGGCCGTCCGGGATCTCCTGTATCCCGAGTGCATCAACCCCATCGTGTCCCCGGGCTACCTGGACGGCACGAAGACGCTGAAGCAGGACGGCAACTTCCCTTCCATCGGCGAGCGGCGCGGGGTCATCCACATCGAGTTCTCGGTGCGCAGCGGGATCGAGTACGCCCGGCACGCCAACCAGACGACCTCGCTGCGGGCCAGCGTGAAGCGGTCCATCGACCTCTTCCTGCTCCAGCAGTGGCGCAAGGGCGCCTTCCGTGGGGACACGCCGAGCGACTCCTTCTACTCCGACGTCGGGCCGGGCATCAACCCGGCCAGCGAGGTGTTCGCGCAGCGCATGAACGTCGCAATCGGCCTCGCCACCAACAAGCCGACCGAGTGGATCATCATCAAGGTCAGCCAGGACACCAGGGCGCTCGAGGAGGAGCTGGCGTCTGCCGGGCTCTGAGGAAGAAGGAGATTGACGCATGCCTGTTTTCGGGACACCGCGCACGTTCCACAAGAAGTTCAAGTTCGTGGTCGAGATCGATGGGCTCGGCTACGCCGGCTTCCAGGACTGCTCCGAGCTGTCCGGGGAGCTGGCCACCGTGGAGCAGTGGGAGGGCGGGGGCATCATCGCTCTGGCGAAGGACCCCGGCCGGCTCTCGTTCCCCGACATCACGCTCTCGCAGGGCGCCACGCAGGACCTCGAGCTGTGGAGCTGGTTCAAGGAGTGCGCCGACGCCTCGGCCAACGGCGGCCTGGTGGACCCGTTCTACCGGCGCATCGCGGACATCGTGCAGCTCGACCGCGACAACTCCGAGCTGATGCGCTGGCGCGTGCAGTCCTGTTGGGTCAAGAAGTTCGTGGCCGGCCAGTGGGACAACACCGCCGACGAGAACGTCATGCGCCAGGTGGTGCTGGTGCAGGACTTCTTCGACCTGGCCTGATGAGCTAGGCTCCCTTCCTTGGACGGCCCGGGGCACGACCCCCGGGCAGCCACGGAAGGGAGAACGGAGAGGATGAGCATCATTGTTTGCCCGTCGGGGCTGACCGGCGAGGTGAGGCACCTCAAGGGCGCGGAGCTTAGGCTCCTGTCCAACCAGCAGGAGGTGTCCGACGGCACCGCGTTCGACAAGATCCTGGACGCCTGCTGGGTCGAGACGAAGGACCAGGGACCCTACGGCTTCGACGGCCGGCCACGATGGTCGGCCGTTCTCACGTGTGACCGCTTCTATGCGCTGCTCCAGATCCGCATCGCCACGCACGGGCCGACCTACGAGTTCCAGGTCTCGTGCCAGAGCCGCCAGTGTCGGGGCAAGAAGTTCTGGTGGGACCTGCCCCTGGACAGCCTGCCGGTCAAGCCGCTGCCGCCGGAGAGCGTGGCCGTGTTCCGGGCGGGCAACGCCTTCGCGATGCCGATCGGGGACGACGGCGCCGAGGTCGTGTTCCGGCTCAACGTGGGCGCGGACGAGAAGGCCGCCATCGCCATGCTTCAGCGCGAGGTGGACTTCATCTCGGTGCTGGCCACGCGCATCGTCAAGGTCAGGATGAGGGGCGGGGCCGAGCTGACCCGGGCTCGGGACGTGACGGCCTTCCTGGAGGAGCTGCCGGCCCCGGAGCTTACCCGGATGTTCGACCGCTTCGAGGAGGTCGACGGGGGGATCGACACGGCCCTGGAGGTCTACTGCCCGCGCTGCCGCGAGCACGCCGAGGTGAACCTCCCTTTCGACTCGGGATTCTTCCTGCCGCGATCTCGGAGCCGGAGGTCCGGCGCAGCTCGGTAGCCGGCCTCTTCCCGTTCGTGGACGAGCGGGACGTGCATCAGATGATCCGCAACCTCTGCTATCACCAGCACGGCGGGTCGGGCTACTGCTTCACCCGCGCCGACGTGCTGGAGATGAGCCTCGGGGAGATCGAGTCCCACGTGGAGTGGCTCGTCGAGCAGCGGCGGCGGGAGACCAGGGCGCTGAAGGGTCAGCCGTCCTCGTTGGAGTAGAGGCCGGCGCCAGGTAAGATGGTGCGCTGGAGGGTGCCCCCATCGCTCTGAACTCCTACGGTCTCGGGTTCGTATTCAGTGCGACCGACCAGGCGTCGGCGCAGATGCGCACCGTTAATCAGTCCTTGGTCGGGGTGCAGCGCCAGACCTCCACGACGGCGAGCGTGATGCAGGCCGCCGCCCTGGGTCTGGGCGGTGCGCTGGCCACCATGGCTGCCGGCGCCGGGACCATGACGGGCCTCTTCAGCCTGGCCAACCTCGCTGGCAACTTCGAGCGCAGCCTGGCCGGGGTGGCCTCGGTTACGCGGGCCACAGCAGCGGACCTCGAGTCCCTTCGGCGCTCGGCCATCGACGCGGGCATCGCGACGCAGTTCTCGCCGGACCAGGCGGTTGAGGGCCTGTTGAGCCTGGCCACGGCCGGGCAGACCGCGCAGCAGGCCACGGCGACGCTCATCCCCGTCCTCGATCTGGCAGCCGGCTCTCTGGGGCAGCTGGCCGTCGGCGAGGCGGCATCGGCCGTGGTGGGCACGCTGAATGCCTACGGGATGGCGGCCGAGCGCGCCACGACCGTCACCGACAAGCTGCTGCGCATCACGCAGCTCACCAACTTCCAGGCACGGGACTTCGAGATCGGCCTGGCCAAGGCGGCGGCTGCGGGCGCGACCTTCGGCACCAGCCTGGACGACGTGCTCATCACGGTCGGCATGCTGCGCAACCGGAACATCGACGCCAGCTCGTCGGCCACCGCGTTCCGGGAGGCCACGCGGCGCCTCGCCTCCGACCAGGGCGCCCAGGAGGCGGTGGCGGCAGCCGGCGTGCGCATCTTCGAGGAGCAGTCCGGCGAGATGCGCAGCGTGGTGGACATCATGCTGGACCTGGTGGACGCGACGCGCTCCATGACCGACGAGGAGAAGGGGCGCATCGTCGTGCAGGCGGCCGGGGCGCGCGGCCTGCTGGCTTTCTCGGCCATGGAAAGCGCCGCCTTCACGACCATGCGCGACGGGCGTCAAGTGACGCTGCAGGGCCGGGACGCCATCGCCGCCCTGCGCGACGCGATGGCCGATGCCGGGGGCACGGCGGCCGGCTTCCGGGCCAGGCTCCTCGACACCTTCGAGGGCCAGAAGACGCTGCTCGAGGGCACCCTGCAGACCATGGGCGTGGTGTTCGGCGAGCCGGCGGCGCGGGTCTTCAAGCCGCTCATCGAGGTGCTGACCAACGGTCTAAACACCGTCATTCGCCTGTTCGACGCCCTGCCGAAGGCCGTGCAGACCGCGATGGCAGGCACGGCGGGCGCGGTCGGCCTCGCCATGTTCGCCTTCGGTGGCCTGGCCGTCGTCGGGCTCACTATCACGCTGCTCCTGCCGGTGCTCCAGACGCTGCTCACGGTCATGGCGGGGATCGCGGCGGCGGCCATCCCGCTCATCGCTGCTGCTGCGGCCGTGGGCGTGGCGGTGGCCTCGATGGCCCTCGCCATTCGGCGCAACATCGGGGGGCTGGGCGATACCTTCGACCGCCTCTACAACGCGGGCCGGCTGGCGTTCCACGGCCTCACGCAGCTGTTCGCTTCCGGCGCCATCTCCGGCGAGGTGGCATCGGAGCTTCAGCGCGTGGAGAACGCGGGCGTGCTGCGCCTCATCTCCACCCTGTACGCGGCGGGGTTCCGCATCCAGCGTTTCATCCAGGGCATCACCGAGGGCTTCGGCACGTTCATGGAGAACAACCGTGGCGCCTTCGACGCCTTGGTGACTGCCGTCACCGCGCTCGGTGGCGCCCTGGGCTTCGTGAGCGAGTCGGCGCAGTCCTTCGCCGGTGGGCCGTCCGAGGAGGTGGCCGGTCGAGGGCGCGTGATGGGCGAGGTGCTGGGCAAGGTGGCCGTGGCCGTGCTCGACGTGGTTACGCGGCTCACCGAGTTCGCCACCTGGGCGGTCGGTGCCGGCCAGGCAATGTGGGCGGCCGGCGAGTCCATCTGGGAGAAGTGGGGTCCGGTGGTGCGCCAGCTTATCGACGGGTTCGTCGAGGTGGCCGGCGTGTTCTGGAGCGTCATCCAGCCCTTCATGGACGTGTTCGTGACCATGATGGGGTTCCTGTTCACGCAGCTCATGGACAACCTCGGGCTGACCGGCGAGAGCGCGGACGGGTTCGCCGACAACCTCGGGGCGATCATCGCCATCGCCAAGGGCGTGGCCGTGGTGCTGGGCGTGGTGGTCAACATCGTGTCCATAGGCTTCTCGGCGTTCATGGCCTTCGCCGGCGCGGTTGTATGGGTGCTGACCCGCCTAAAGGAGCTGGTGTCCTTCGTGACCTCGGGGCCGTTCCGCCTGCTCGCGTCGGCGCTGGAGGGCCTGGGGCTCGCGAAGGAGCGCGGTCAGTTCGTTGCGAAAGGTGAGACGGTGGCCGAGGCCAAGACGCCCGCCATTGTGAGCGCGCCCTCGCTCGCCGGGGCATTCCCGGCCGGCGCCGAGGCCATGAGTCGTTTCGAGGCCGAGGAGACCCGGCAGTCCACCATGGGCGACCTGCTGGCGGCGGTATCGAGCCGCCCGCGCGAGCAGGCGACCATCAACCTCTATTCCACGGTGGCGGTGGACGGGGAGGTGCTCGCAACGGCCAACCAGCGCGCCGTGCGCAGCATGTCCTCCGCTGGATTCGAGCAGGTCTCCATCGGGGAGGAGGGCTGAGCCATGCGCGACGAGACCTACTACCGCCCGCCGCGCATGAGCCTGACCAACATCACGTCCGGCGAGACGCTCGAGGCGCAGGCCAACCCGGTCACGCTCACGGAGTCCGTGACCGCCAACTGGCAGGACGAGACGGTGCCCGGCCTGTCCCACCAGCCGTCGCAGTTCTCGCACACCAGCAACTTCGCCGTCAGCTTCGAGCTGCACTACATGGTGAGCAGCATCAACGCCATGGCCGACGCGGAGCGAGCCCGGCGCTTCCTGCTCTCGCTCGCCTACCCGATAGGCATGGCCGACGAGGTGGGCAGTGCCGGCCCGCCGCGCGTGCTCCTGGTGTGGCCGCACATGCTCTCGCTGACCTGTACGGTGCGCAGCGTGCAGATCGCGCACCAGCGGTTCAACCGCCGGGCGCAGTCGGTGGAGTTCCGTGCCCAGCTGCAGGTGGCAGAGATTCGTGACCGACGCCTGACCTCCGAGCAGGCATACGACGACGACGAGCTGAGGTTGGGCTAGGAACATGCCGCCACGCAGGTACAGCCGACACACGTTCACGCAGGGCATCCGGCTCTCGGCCGACGAGCAGGAGCCCGTGTTCTTGACCGACCGGGTGACCTACGCCTATCGAGCCCTCGCGGACAACCGAACGCATGTGGTCAAGGACGGCGACACGCTCTGGAACATCGCCGCCCGGTACTTTCGCGGGCTGCCCAGGCCGGCCGGCCTCTGGTGGGTCGTGGCCGACTTCCAGCCCGACCCGATCCAGGACCCCACGCTGCGCCTGGAGACGGGGCGCACCCTGTTTGTGCCGTCCACCCGCACGCTGCTGGAGGAGATCTTGTCCGAGCGGAGGCGCGGCGAGTGAGCGTCGAGTTCGACCGGAGCGCACCGCGCTTCTGGGTGCGCCTGCTGTCCGATGCCGGCGAGCACCGGCTCTACCTCGGCGACCGCCTGCTCGGCTTCGAGTTCGAGGACACGGAGCGCGGCGCGGACAAGTGCGTCCTGACCGTGGACAACCGGGACCTCGCACACTTCGACGATCCCGTCTGGAAGAAGGGCAACCGGCTCATCGTGAGCTGGGGTTACCCGGGGCGCATGGCGGTGCCGCGTGAGGTGGTCATCGGCAAGGTCCAGGGGTCCTTGGCGCTGAAGATCGAGGGCCGCAGCGTGGCTGAGCTGATGAACCGCCGGCGTCGCTCGCGCACCTTCGAGAGCAAGACTCGCTCGGACGTGGTGCGCGAGATCGCCACCGAGTATGGCTGGGGCGAGAGCGCCCAGGTGATCGAGGAGACAGGCGTGCGGCTGCCCCATATTCATCAGGCAGCCATGACGGATGCCCAGTTCATCATGCGGCTGGCTCGCCTGGAAGGCTTCCAGTTCTACGTGGATGCCGCCGGGCTGCACTACCACAAGCGAGACTTCGGGGCGCCGCCCACCCGTGTCTTCCAGTGGTACACCGACCCGGGCATGGGCGAGGTCGTCAGCTTCGAGGTGGAGAATGACATCACGGCCAAGCCTGGCCGGGTACGGCGGGCGGCGCGGGACCCGCTGGCGAAGGAGACGGTAGAGGGCGACAGCGACACCGAGGCGCCCGAGCGTGACGTGCTGACGGCCGTGCAGGAGCTGCTGGGCATTGGGGCCACGCAGCAGGTCGCCGCAATGACTGCACCGCCTGGGCCTGGCGAGCCCGACATCGTGATCGACCCGGAGACCCGCGCCGTCACGCTGCGGGAGCACGAAATCGAGTCCGAGGACGCCGGCCCCACTGCCGACGCCCTGTCGGCCACCCGGGAGGCCGAGGGGCTGGCCAGGCGCGCGCAGCAGGTGGCGGTCAAGATGAAGCTCACCGCCATCGGCGACCCAATGCTCCTGGCAAAGTCCATCGTGGAGCTTCGGGGTTTCGGCAAGCGCCTGTCGGTGCGCTACTACGTGCGGTCGGTCAAGCACACCATCGCGGCCTCGGGCGGCTACAAGATGCAGCTGACCATGGTCTCGGATGGTCACGGCGGGCACAGCACCACGAGCCGTACCGTCTCCGGCCTGGAGCTGCTGGATGGTGGCCCGTCACAGCGCGGCAACCGCAACAACCGCGCGGCAGCCGGCGATGCCGCCGAGGCTGCCCCGGGGCAGGTGCAGGCATCGCTCGAGCCGCGCATCTCCATTGACCCGGAGTCGGGCCTGCCCGTCTACGAGTACGTGGACCGGCCCGCCGTCCTCATGAGCACGACCACCGAGGGCGAGGCGCTGATGAGCATTCCCGACTGAGGCGCGGCCAGGCATGATGTCGGCCGGGAGGCGAGACGGTAGATGCCGGCATTCGACGACACCGAGGCGGGACCGAGGCTCCCGGGCGTGGCGATAGGGGTGGTGACCAACCGGGTGGACCCGCTGAAGCTGCACCGGGTGCGGGTGCGCATACCGGGCCTGCTGGAGCCCGAGTCGGGCTGGGTCTGGCCGCTGACCATCGGAGGCGGCAGCGCGGGGCGCGGGCTGCACGTCGTGCCCGCCGTCGGGGCCGACGTGGCCGTCCTCTTCAACCAAGGTGACCCCGACCACCCCTACTACATCGGCGCGAACTGGGGCATGCCCGGCGGCGTCGTGGAGACGCCCGGCAAGGTGGCCGACCGACCGCCGGAGGAGGCGGCGAGCGTGGGGGTGCTGGAGACCGAGCGATGGCGCGTAGTCTTCGACGACAACGCTGCCACTGCCTCGCTCATCCTCGAGGACAAGAACAACGGGAACCAGATCGAGCTGGACGGCACCAACGAGGGCATCACGGTCAAGAGCCGGGCGGCCGTGCGCATCGAGACGCTGGGGCTCGTGGACATCCGCGCCCTGCAGGTGCAGATCAACGGGCGCGTCGTGCGCGCGGGCACGGACCCGATCTAGCCAGGAGGAGCACGTCATGCCGCTGCCGGACCTCTGTCAGATCACCGCCGAGATCACGCCGGGGCCGAGCGGGCTCTGCGTCACCTTGCCGGGCGGCAACGTCATCTGCGCCCAGCTGCCCAGCACCATGTCGCCCCCGAGCGGCCTTCAGCTTAGCCGGCAGCTCATCGCGCAGGTCAACGCGGCGCTGGCCCCGCTGGCGCCCGTCTTCAGCATCATCGAGGTCCTGCTGGCGCTCAAGAAGTTCGCCGACGCCGTGCCGGACTCGCTCGGCCCGCCGCCCGACCCAACAGTGCTGGTCGAGGCCATCGAGGAGCTGACCAGCAAGGTGGACAAGATCCTGGCGCTGGTGCCGCAGCTGTCGGTCCCGCTGATGGTCGTCGGCATCATCGACGCGATCATCCAGGCCCTCGACGGGCTGGTGTCCGAGCTAGAGGCGCTCCAGGAGCAGCTGGCGCGGATCGAGGAGGCCCGGCTGGTGGTCGCGGAGGTGCCCGCGCTCCAGTGCGTCATCGATGCGGGCGAGCTGAACGTGGCCACGCAGTTCAGCGTGCTCGAGGAGGCCCTCGGTGCTCTGAGCCCGTTCATCGAGCTGGTCAACGCCTTCCTCGACCTCATCGGGCTACCGCCTTTGCCACTACCTGGCGCCATGGACCCGGACGACCTCGCAGCCAGCATTCAGGTGCTCCGCGACCTGGTAACGACCTTGCAGACCATCCGGGGCTCGATTCCGGTCTAGGCGAGCTGCTACCATCGGCAGCGATGGCCAGCACGAAGATCCGTCAGGACCAGGTTCGCAGATCGGATGACTTCGACGATGACGTGCCCTTCGGCCCCGCCATGGAAAGCGGGGCCGAGACCGTCGAAGACGACCTCAACGCGGTACGATCCCAACTGAAGCGCGCCTTCGGTCTCGCGCACTGGTACGACGAGCCGGTGCTGGCCGGGGGCGGCTGGCTCTACATCGAGGACGTGACGGTCCCCGGCGGCACGGCGACGGACAAGGTGTACCAGGACCCGCCGGCCAACACCGTGCTTCAGGAGGTCACCTGCTCGGCCACCGGACTGCTGGTGAAGGTGCGCGCCTCCTATCCGCTCGTCCGCGTTCACGGCGTGGACGCCGAGCTGCCGCGCGACCCGGTTGGGGTTGGTGCCCTCTACCGGGGCGACGTGGCGATCACGGTGCCGGTCGCCGGTGACGTGGAGGCCGTGCTCATCACCCCGGACGGCGAGGAGGGCGCCCGGGACACCATCGCGGTGGCTCTCGACCTGCCCCCCACCATCACGGAGGCCCTCTTCACGGGCAGCTACCCGGTCGGGTTCGTGGGGCCGCAGACCGAGCTGAAGGAGGACGACAGCTTCTCGGTATCGGTCACGGCCGACAAGCCGTTCGACCGCGTGGAGTTCCTGGACTACGGCGCCAGCAAGTCGGTCACCCGCACGGTGACGGCGGGCGGGGGCGGCCCCCAGACCTCAGTCGTCACGATGGCGGCCGCCGACCGGGGCGACTCGCCGCAGCAGCTCCCGGCGCGCGTCAGGGTGCGGGACGCGGTGACGCTCGCCTACTCCGCGACCCGGGACACCAACTACGGGGGCGGCACGACCGACGGCGTTCACGTCGTGACACTCAACGACCTGCGCCCCAGCGGCTCGGTGACGGGCGTCGCGTACCCGCCCACGCAGGCCGCGCTGAAGGGCGTGGAGAGCACGCCGGCGCCGGGCGTGCAGAACATGGCCGCCAACTACAGCACCATCCTGTACTCGGACCCGACGGGTGCTCAGCTCACGATCCCCAACGTGTTCGTGTTCGAGGCCAACAAGCTGGTCACCTGCCGCAATCCCGGGCTGTTCAACAACAGCACCACCAACTTCCGCATGACGCTGCAGCGCGAGGCCAACGGAAGTCAGACCATCGTGAACGCCGTTGTGGTGATCGCTGACGTGGCCCCGACCGTCACGATCCTGAAGCCTGCTACCCGATTACGTTCTGGTGGAAACAACGGGACGGCGGCGCAGAGCCATACCATCACGATCAGCAGCAACCAGCCGCTCATCAGTGCGCCGACGCTCAACGCCGACAGCGGTGGCAGTCGGGGCACCTTCCTGGGCTCGTGGGCCGGCGGCCCCTCGACGTGGACCAGGGCGCTCCAGGTGAGCGAGCTGGTGCCCGACCAGAAGGGGACGTTCGCGTTCGAGGGCCTGGTCGCCACCGGGCTCGCGGGCCTGGTGCAGAACACGCCTGCCGGCGGCTCACAGTCCTACGTGCTGGGGGGATTCGTGGCGCGCGACCTCACGTTCCCGGCGTTCTCGCCCAATACGACCTTGGGCACCGAGGTCGTGGACTTCAGCAAGGTCACGGCCGGCATCTTCACGGCCACCAACCAGCCGGCGCTCAAGCAGGCCATCGGCACGCCGCCCAGCGTCACGGACGGCTACACCATCGACGCGACCGGCGTGAACCCCACGACCTTGATCTGGCTCGACACACCGCAGGTCAACGCCAACGCATCGGGCACCGCGCAGATAACCTCAGTGCAGGAGACGGTCTAACATGGGCACACCGTTCGAGGACTACATCGGCGCGAACATGCCGCTCAAGGGAAGCCTGCTCACGCCGGTTAGCTGCGGCGGCTACGACGGCGACCCGAACGACCCCGGGGCGCCCGCCATCCTGGTCGGTGCTCCTGCAGGCACCAAGTACGTCGAGACCACGGCCCAGAAGATCTGGGAGAAGGGCGTTGACGGTACCTGGAGCATGGGCGCCGACCTGAGCGCGGTGGACCAGGACATCGTGCCGGACGCCGACGTAACCCGGAAGCTGGGCAGCGTGGTGGGCGGTGTTGATGCGACCCGGGCCGAGTTCTGGACGTTCCCGGCGTGGGACTGGTCTCCATTTGTAAGTGGCCTGGAGATCGATGTCTCGGTAAACGGTGCCCCAGCGGAGACACTCAGCTTCTGGCCTACCTCGGTTTTCGATGCTTATGGCCAGTTCTTGGCGTGGCTGCCGACCGTTGGGCTGGAGCAGTCCGTCGGTGCTTGGTATGGCTACCGACAGGCCCCGGTAGGCGACCCGCGCTATCCCAGCCAGATCGAGGCGGTACGCATCTACTCGTTGCCCTCAGGCTCAGACGAGAGTTTGGACTTCTCGGTTCGGGGCGTCTTCGGCGACCCTTGGCTCAGTGATCCACCCGCCCCGTACCCTCAGCACGTCGAAGGTACAGACGCGGTCGCGGGCTCCGAACACCGCTGGCTGCAGAGCCAAGACTTGCTACCCGACGTGTCGGGCATGCGGACCATCGGGCGACTGGCGGCGAACGAGGTGATACCCGAGTTCTGGTTCAGGAACACCCGCTCCATGGGTCCCGACTGGCCGACGAACGCCAAGATCGGGCTCTGCGTCGACGAGACGAACGAGCTATACCTGGACACGCCCGGCACCGTCTTGACGACCGCGCAGATTGCCGCCAGGTGGCAAGCCGCCATCGTGGCGGCCGGGCTCGACACAGTGCTGGAGGCTGTGCAGCTAGATATCGATACCGTGCGCATAACGTCGCTGGAGTCCGGCAGCGCGGGCGCGCGGCTGGAGGTGCTGTACTACCACCCGCCATCCACGGTCAGCAACTTGGCGCTGTCCAATACCTTCGGTGAGGAGATCCAATACTCGACTCTGCCGGCCATCGTAGTCGGGCAGGCGGCGGTTACTAAGCTCTCGTTCAAAGAGATGGCGGTCGACAACCTGGCGGTCGATAAGGCCCGCTTTGTCGGCGCGAACGCTGACCCGTCGGCCGACGGCGCGCTGCCCACCATATTGGACGGCGCGTTCGGCGGCATTACGATAGGGTGCGTCTCCACCTTCGGCACCGGCACCGCCACCCTGGTGCGTGAAGGCGACAACCTCTACGCGCCCAACTTTCTGGCTGCTAACGCAGTGGTGGACAGCGGCGGTGAGGCTGTCATCGAGAACGCCATAGGAGGTGCTGTCGTATTTGGGAGCGTCTACGCCACCGATGGGCATGGCGAGGTGTCGGCGCCGGCTGCATCGGGCGCGTGGGGTGCGTTCTGTCAGGGTTATGCGGCGGCTGTTGGATCGGGCGGCGCAGCTCTCCTAACCGTGCGGGCTTCCGCCGCCTTTGCACAAGGCTACACAACAGCTTGGTCAGATGCCGATGCCTTGATAGAGGCGTCTGGCTTCGCCGCGTTCGCGCAAGGATACGCCACTGCATGGGCAGATGGAGTCGCGCATCTGCGCGCTACCTCCTATGGCTCGTTCGCGCAAGGCAACGTGCGAGCCCAGGGCTACGGCGGGACTCCCGCCGCGTACCTTGAGTCCATGGGAGCGGGTTCGTTCGCGCAAGGGGCTGTAACAGCGGACTCGACTAACACCGCCTGGTTGCGCGCCACCGGCTCCGGCTCGTTCGCACAAGGTCAGGTTACGGGCAGCCCCAGTGGCACTGGACTGTCGAACTACATCGAGGCGTCTGCAGACGGAGCCTTCGCGCAAGGAATCGTCTCGGCATACAACGATGATGCCCACATCTTGGCGTCTGGCTTCGGCGCCAGCGCCATGGGCACCGCCGGAAGTTACTACTCGGCGGTTGGTGGCTTCATCGAAGCGACGGCCGACGGCACCAGGGCGCAGGGCATCGCGCTAGACGGCTCCATCAAGGCGACCGCCGTCGGGGCCAGCGCGTTCGGGTACGCGGACGGGTTCAACGTGGAGGCCAACGGCGTCGCGGCCTTCGCGTACGGGCACGCCGAGACCGCCGCCGTGATCGCCAACGGGGTCGGCTCCTGGCAGATCGGGCAGGGCACCAACCCGGAGGACCATTGCGTGGGGTTCGGGACCGCGTTCCGGTTCCTGCAGATCCCGGACGACGCCTTCGCGACCCCGGCCAACGGCGACATGCGGGTCATGTCGAACGCGGTCGAGATCAGGTCGAACGGCGTCAACGTCACGTTCAACCAGCCGTCGGTCACGGGCTCCCGGGGCGGCAACGCGGCGCTCGCCAGCCTGCTGACGCAGTTGGCGGCCATCGGTATCATTACGGACGGGACAACCGCATGAGCAAGACCTTTCACTTCTTGGCCGGCCTGCCGCGCAGCGGCTCCACGCTGCTGGCCGACATCTTGTGCCAGAACCCGGCCATCCACGCGAGCAGCACGTCCGTCATGGACCGCACCTACGGGCGGCTGGGCGCGCTCTGGAGCGAGGTGTCGCCCGAGGGCGTGCAGGCCATGCTGCACCGGGACGAGCGCGGCGCCGAGGCCCGCATGACGCGCTACCTCAAGGCCGGCCTCGAGGCGTGGTACGAGGACGTTGACCGTCCCGTCGTGGTCGACAAGGGGCGCTACTGGATCAACCACCTGGAGCAGCTCCAGGTCACGCACCCGCAGTCCAAGGTGATCTGCACGGTCAGAAACCCGCTCACCTGCTTCGCGTCGGTCCAGAAGCTGCACGCCCGGTTCCCGGTGCTGCGGGACGGCCCCGAGAACGAGCCCTTGTTCGCCAAGACGCTGCGCTACTTCGACCCGCAGAAGGGAATGATTGGGTCGAACCTGGTGCGCGTCGAGGACAAGCTGGCGCTGCCGCGTCGCTGGCCAAGCCTCGTCTGGGTGGTGTTCGAGGAGCTGGTGCGACACCCGAAGCGTGCCGTGCAAAAGCTCTACGCCGACCTTGAGCTGCCTTGGCACGAGCACGACTTCGAGCGCGTGGAGCCCACCGCCCAGGACCTGGACGCGCTCACCAACATGAAGTTCAGGCACGACCGGCCCGCCGGCCCCGTGCAGGACCCCAAGACCGACTGGCGCGAGCACGTCCCGGAGGGCATGGCCCAGAAGATCGCGCGAGACTACCCGCACGTTTTCAGCAAGTGGAAGGAGTGGTTCTGAGATGCCGCAGACCCCGAAGGAGGCGGCCGAGCGCCGCCAGGACGAGAAGAGACGGGCCGAGAAGGTCGAGCGTGACTTGGCTGTCAGGCATGCCAAGGACATCGAGCGGAGCAAGCGCCGGTCTCGCGGCATCGTGGGGGAACCCATCGTGGTGGTCAAGGAGGGCGGCAAGAACGTCCTGAAGCCCGCCGACGGGCGCGACAAGGTGCTGCCCGTGGCGGTGGTCACCAACCGCATCCAGCGCGCGGAGACCAGGCTGCGGGACCTGGACCACGCCGCCGCCATGCTGGCGGCCGAGCGCGAGGCGGTCGAGCAGGCGCTCGCGAAGCTGCGCGAGGCGGTCGCGCAGGTGGAGGGCTAGGCGCAGGTGGCGGACATCCTCGGCCGTGGGCTGCTGCGCCCGTTCCAGCGGGACCTAAAGAGCGACCTGGCAAACGGCGGCGGTGCCGCCCTGGTGGCGGCGTGCGTGGAGCAGGTCCTGGGCACGGAGCGCAGTCATGGCACCGATGCCGGGGAGGTTCCCTGGGACGATGAGCTGGGCAGCCGCCTACACCACCTGCGCCACAAGGGCGCCAACGCCACGACTCAGGAACTGGCCCGCGTCTTCGTCGCCGAGGCGTTCGCCCAGGAGCCGCGCGCCAAGCTGCGCCGCGTCGAGGTGACCGAGGAGGAGCGAGACGGCGCGGCCGTCCTGCTGGTGCGCGTCGGGTTCGACGTCGTGGCCAGAAACGAGGCCGGGAACGAGGTGCTCGTGCCGGGTCTCGAAGCCGTCGTGCCGATAGGATAAGATTGCTGCCCATGGCGCTTGGGCAGAGCCTCGATTACACCGACAAGGATGAGGATGCGATCCGGGCGAGGCTGACGAACCTGCTCGCGGGCGTCTTCCCGGACTGGACCGACCACAACCGCGCCAACTTCGGCAACGTGCTCCTCTGGCTGTTCTCGTTCGTCGGCGGCATCCTCACCTTCTACCAGGACAACCAGGCCGGCGAGTCGCGCATCACCACCGCCCGCCAGCGGCGCAGCCTCCTGGCCCTGGCCAAGCTCCTCGGCTACCGCGCCCCGGGCGCGACGGCCGCCACCACCGACCTGACCGTGACCCTCGCGGCGGTGCCGGTGGGTGACGTGACGCTGGTTGCCGGGGACACCTTCCGCACGAGGGAGGTCACCGCGCCCGTGGTCTTCCAGCTGCTCGCCGACGTCACCATCCCCGCCGGGGCGAGCCCACCGCAGGCCACGGCCACGGTGGAGCACAGCGCGTCCGTGTCCGAGACCGCGCAGTCCACCGGGGCCGCCAACCAGGAGTTCAAGCTGGCGTCGCGCCCGTTCCTGGACGGCAGCCTGCTCATCGCCGCCGAGGCCGCCTACACGGTGGTGGAGTCCTTCCTGTCATCGACGGCCTCGGACCGGCACGCGACGGTGACCGTGGACCAGAACGACCGGGCCACTGTGCGCTTCGGCAACGGGGCCAACGGCAAGATCCCGACCGGCACCATCACGTTCTCCTATCGGGTGGGGGGCGGGACTGGCGGAAACGTCGAGGCGAACACCGTCACGCGCGTCGACCGCTCCTACACCGACGCCTTCGGCAACCCCGTCATCGTGAGCTGCGCGAACGCCTCGGCGGCCAGCGGCGGCGCCGACCGCGCGACGGTGGAGCAGATTCGGGAGGCCGCCCCGCTGAGCATCCGGGCCATCTCCCGCACTGTGAGCCGGGAGGACTACGAGATCAACGCGAGGCGGGACGCCCGCGTCGCCCGCGCCCTGATGCTCACGTCCAATGAGGCCCCGGTGCCGGAGAACCAGGGCCGCCTGTTCATTGTGCTCGTCGGCGGCGGCACCCCGAGCGCGGGTCTGCTCGACGACGTGGAGGAGCTGGTCACGGTCACCTATCCCAACACGCTGACCTTCAGGGTCTGGGTCCAGGCCGCCGTCTACAAGACGGTGAGCGTGAGCACGACCGTTCACTTCTCGGCCGGGCAGACCCCCGCTGTGGTGCGTGCCCGGATACTGTCGGCTCTCCAGAACTACTTCGCGCTAACGCTGTCCGACGGCTCGGCCAACCTCAAGGTCAACTTCGGCTACTACTACACGGCCGCCGACGGGTCCCCGGCCTCCGAGGTCCCGTTCTCCGACATCTACAACGCGGTGCGGGACACCGAGGGCGTCCGCAAGGTCGCCGACACGGGCCAAGGGCTGCTTCTGAATGGCGAGGACGAGGACGTGTCGCTGGCGCTGCAGGAGTTCCCGGTGCTCGGCACCGTCACGGTCATCGACGGGGACACCGGCCTGCCGGTCTGACGACCATGGCGCTGGCTAACGCGGGATTCGAGACTGCAGGGGCCGCTCCGGGGCTGGCAGATCAGTGGACCATCGGCACCACGGCCACGGCGCGGGAGTACGCGACCATGGGGGCCGCCTTGCTGGACCTCGTGGTCGTGCAGCAGGTCGTCTCGGTCCCGCTCTACTACTTCCGCGTCGTGCTCAGCGCCGCTGCCGGCGAGGTCCCGGGGCACGTCGCGGCCATCACCGGGTCGGCCGAGGGCGCCGTCTGCGCCACGATCCCGGTCATGGGCAACCCGTCACTCAACCGCATCGCCGGCATATCCAACACCGAGCCGCAGAGCCTCTGCGTCATCTGGGACGCTACTACCGGGCTGCCGCTCTACTCCGACGGCAGGCGCATCTTCGGTCTGCTCCAGGCCGAGGCGGGGACCGTGGACGGCGATGCCTTCGACGACGCCACCCATCAGGCCCAGATCACCTTCGTCCGCGACAACCTCGCCGGCGGCGTCGAGTACGTGCCTGACACCGACATCGGCGGGCATGACATCTTCTACGCCTACTCCACCCGGACGGCGGCCTTCGAGCGGTCCCGGGAGGCGTTCGAGGAGGGCTGGCGCGGCACCGACTCTTTCTCTCTGGTGCTCGGGTTGGCTGCACCTGCGCAGTTCAACATTACGCTCTATGAAGGCTTCTCGCAGGGCTGGGGACAGGACGTGTTCCTGGACGACTTCGCGGGCTCGGAGCTGGCGAGCTTTGACGCCAACTCGTACCTCGACTCGGCTTCCGACCCGTTCGTGCTGGCACTCGGCCATCAGCTCTCCGTCACGACCAACCTGGGTGGTCCGGCCCTGACGAACGCCGTGACGGGGACACGCGCCCAGCTCATCGCGGCCAACATGATGTCAGGGAGCTTCGGCGCAGCCGGCGAGGACTTTGCCGTCCACGTCAACGGCAGGCACGTCCTCACGGTCACCGTGGACAACGGGGACATCGACGTGCAGGACGTGGCCGACGCCATCAACGCAGAGGCCGCGCTGCAAGGCGTCTCGGCCGAGGTCTGGGCCTTCGCCGGCGGCGTGCCCGCCAAGCTCTATGTGCGCTCCGAGTGGTACGGGTATGAGTCGCAGATCATGCTCACGGCCATCACCGTGGGCACCCTGACCAAGATCGGGTTAGGCACGAGCCAGATCGCCGTGCCCGTGCTCGGGACCGGCAACGTGAGCCTGACCGGGGCGGCCACCGCCGAGGACGTGGCGGCGCTCGTCAACGGCTCAGCGACCGTGGCCGCCATCGGGGCCGGGGCCACCGACCTGGGCGGCGTGGCGCGCCTGTTCGCCCCCGTCTCCGGGACCGTGCGCGTGAACACGACGCCAATGGGCACAGCCACCGGCTTCCCGCTGGACACGACCGTCGGACCCGCGACGCTGGCGGTCGAGGCGCTCGAGGACCTGGAGGAAGGGTGGCTGGGCAACGAGGTCTTCGAGACCGAGTTCGGCGGCGGCGACCTCGATGCGGCCATCTTCGACGGCGAGGTGGTGGAGAACTTCGAGGACGACTGGGCAAACAACAGCTTCATCTGGGCCTTCCTGGCCGGGCACCTCGATGCCGCGCTGTTCGATGCGGAGGCGGTCGAGGACTTCGAGGAGGTGGCCATACCCGAGGTCTGCACGCCCGACCCGCTGACGAACGTGCTGACCATCGTCGGGCACTCCTTGCTGGCCGGGGACAAGGTGCGGCTGCTCAACGAGGGCGGGCTCCTGCCGTCCGGCCTCAACCTGCGCAGCGACTACTACGTGACGCTGGGCGTCGGGGCCGACGCCTTCCAGCTTGCCCGGACGCCTGGCGGCAGCATCGTTGATTTCACCGACACGGGGACCGGCACGCACTCAGTGCAGCGCGACCCGGCAGTCTGGTGGACATACCTGATGAGCACGATCTGAGGAGACAGACAACAGATCAATCTAGAGACGTGTACGTTTTACCAAGAATGATTCGGTTGACCACGTTTGGACGGATGCTCATGGACGCTGCAACAGACCGCTGGCTTTCACCTTCTCTCACACGTCGTCTGATCTCATGGACTTCTTGTGCGCGCAGGCTCCAGTTTTTGGGGGCATGTGGGTTAGTTAGGCCACAAGAAATTGCGTGGTCGATGTTCTCCTGCATCGTAACGAGACTCAGATTGTCGACACGATTGTCGTGCTTGTTTCCGTTATCGTGGTTGATGGTCAAGCTATCTGGGATGTCGCCACGAGCGACAAACCAAACGAGTCGATGCACGAGGCAGCGAAATCGTCCGGTGCTGTTTGAAAAAGTGACTCGCACATATCCTTGGTCTCGTCTGCGGGGCGCTCGAACGATCTCCAATGCGCAAGGCCGCCAACAGGCACCAGGGGTTGGTCGTCGGTACTCTATGCGGCCGTTTGTGCTGTCCACACGCAACCTGCACTCGCTGATCGCTAGAAGCGCATCGGAATACGTGGCGGTTTTCATATCGGAGTGGCAGTGTACCACAACCGAAAGGACCAACCATGAGTGAGATGGACTGGACCGTGGCTGCTGGCTCGCTGGGCATCGGGAGCGTAGATCGCGGCGTGACCGCCGGGATTGCCCGACCGGGCGGCGGGGGCTCCTTCGTCTACGGCTTCAACTCGCTGGCCGTCGTCAACGGAGCCGTCGCCCTCTTCGCCAACCAGGTGAACTATGCGCCGATGGCCGAGGGTGGCAGCATCCGCGCCGCCATCCAGCGCGGCGTGAGTGGGGGCGACACGGGCTGGTCACCGCTCGTGTTCCTTGGGCTCCAAGGGACCTCGGTAAACGACTACGGCTACCTGCTGGGCCTGTCCGACGGCGACCCCCCGCACCTCGTGCTGAAGAAGGGCCGCATCGTGGACGGCGTGCCTGACCTGGTGCCGGACGCGCCCACGAACAAGGTCCTGCTACGGAGCACGGCCGAGTTCGCCGTCGGCGACTGGGTTCATGCCCGCCTCGACTCCATCGTCAACGGCACCGGCGACGTCGTGCTGCGGGTCTACCGCAGCGCAAGCGGGGACGTGACCGCGCCATCCTGGGTGCTGGAGCCCGGGATGGAGATGTTCATTGACGACGCGCTCGGGGTGAACTCGGGCAGTGCCCCGTACACCTCCGGGCGTGCCGGCTTCGGCATGCAGGTCATCGACGTGACGCGCCGCGCCTACTTCGACCACATCGAGGTGCTGCGCCAGCTCTGACGGTAGCGTTATGTCGGCGACCCCATTCACCAAGGACCTCGGGACCACGCAGGGCCGAGTAGCCCCCGCGAGCCTCAGCCCTCCTGAGGGCGCGCACCTGCTCGTGCTCGGTAGCGAGGTCGCGGGGCGCACGGAGGTCCTGGCCAACGGGGACAAGATCACCGCCAGCCAGTCGGCGGTGTTCGGCGTCGGGGTCAACCTGCTGCGCTACTGGCTGCGCCTACGCGGGCCGTCCTCGATGCCGGCCGGCTCGACCTGGTGGTTCGCGGCCCGCGCCGACGGGGTGGACTTCCCGCTGGTCGAGGTGGAGGTCGGCCGGGAGCGCACGCTCACTGGCTGCGCCGCCAACCTGGTCGGGCTCGCCTCGCCGGCGCTCGTGGAGTTCGAGCTGTTGTTCTACACCACGTCGCCGGACCCGGTGGAGGTCGAGCTGCCCGCCGTGATGGTGGATGCGCTCATCGAGGACGCCACCACGACCAAGATGGTGCTCATCAACCGCCTGCCGGACGACGGGGAGACGGAGGTCCCCGTCGGCAGCCACATCGAGCTGGACATCGCCGACCTCAGCGGCGGCGCGCCCGTCGTCGCCGGCACGGCGGTCTACGTGACCGTCGGCGGCGCAGCGGAGGTGCTGGCCTACAACGGCGGCTCGGGCGGGTTCCAGGTGGGATGGGACGGCGCCGCCTCGGCAGTGAGCATGCCATCGGCCGCGACGCTGCGGATCGTCATCGACCGCACGACCTCACTGCCGTCGCTGGCACTGATCGGTGTGCGGGTGCTGACCGTCTCGTCGAGCGGATCGAAGCTGGAGGACAGCTATTCCTTCACCGTTCAGGACTTGACGGCGCCGCGCCTGGTCTCTGCGATGGCCACGGGACGTAGGACGGTGAAGGTCAGCTTCGATGAGTCGGTGCTGGGCTCGGACCCGGCCGTGCTCGGCGATGCGCTGAACCCCGCCAACTGGAGCCTCGTTACCAGCGCGGTGCCGGCCGTGCAGGTCGCCGTGGACGAGGTGTCGGTGATCTCCGGCTACGAGTACCTGCTCACGACCGACATAGACCTCACGCAGGGCGCCGTCTACCAAGTGACCGTGGAGGCCGTGACGGACCTGCGCGGCAACGTCGTCGCCGCACCCTACGACCAGGCCACGTTCACGGCGCTCGCATGCCAGCGGGCCACTGGTCGGGACTTCGATCTGTTGCGCCTGCTGCCCAAGATGAACGTGCGCGAGGACGACAGCGGCGACCTGCGCGCCTTCGTCGGCGTGCTGCAGGAGGTGGTCAACGAGCTGCTGTGCGACGTTGACGCCTGGATCGACATCATTGACCTGGACCTGGCCCCGGAGGCGTTCGTCGATGCCATGTTGGCGGACCTCGCCAACCCCTTCGCATTCGCCGACGAGCTGACGCTGATAGACAAGCGTCGTCTGCTGGCGGTGCTGGTCGAGATATACCGGGCCAAGGGCACCGCCGAGGGCATCATCGACGCCGTGCGGTTCTTCCTGGGCATTGAGGTGGAGATTCGGGAGGCGCTCGGCGTCAGCCTGTGGGTGCTCGGGGAGTCCGAGCTGGGCGAGGAGACGCTGCCGGGTGAGGGCGGCGTGGGGCAGTCTTACACCTTCCATATCTATGCGCCGAACATCCTCTCCGACGAGGAGCGGGAGCGCATCGAGGACATCGCTCACTTCATGCGCCCGGCGCACACGCACCTGGGGGGCATCTTCGATGCGACGCCGGTGCCGTCGCCATTTGTGTGGTCGCTTGGCGAGGGCTTGCTGGGCCTCGATACGATCTTGAGCTAGAAAGGACACGGGGAGAGAACATGGATCGACGCGATTTCTACTTCCAGCAGCTCGTCCTCGAGTCGGAGCTGGACGAGGTGTTCGACCTCGCCGAGGCGGCCGACCAGAACCAGCTCAAGGACCTGGACCTCTACGGTATCCTGGACGGCTACGGTGTAACGCAGGACGCGCCGCCGAGCCTGGACGTGGTGGTGGCCGGCCCCGGGCGGGCGCACGACAAGGACGGTCAGCGCCTCGCCCTCGCCAGCGCGCAGGACGTGGACGTGTCGCAGGACTACCTGGGCGCCAGCACGACGGTCGTGACGCCCGGCAACGAGCGATGGTGCAGCGTGTTCGCCCGCTTCACCCGCGCGCTGTCCAACCCCAAGCTCGACGGCAACGGCGCCACCATCTACTACGACAGTGACGAGGCAGTGGAGCTGTGGGTGGAGATGGCGGCCGAAGCCCCCGCCGGGACCGGCTCTCGCCCTAGCTTGCGCTCGGACTCGATCCTGGTAGCCGACGTGCGGCGCCTGCAGGGCGTGGCGAGCATTCTCAACGCGGAGATCTATCACGACCGCACCGAGTACCTGCTCACGCAGGACGACTCCGGCACCGGCATCTCCAACCGGGCCAAGTACCTGCCCGAGGCACTGAACGACCTGGCCGACAACTTGGTCGATCACGTCACGGACGCGGCGAACAAGCACGTAGCCACCGGGATCAACTTCACGGCGACCGAGTGGTGGCGAACTGGCGCACCGCTCTCTGGCCCGCCGACGAACGTGGACCAGGGCCTCGAGGCGGTGGTGAGCGACCTGGCCTCGATGGCCGCCACGTCGGGCACCCATCGCATCGGCTCTTACGGGCAGACGGTGGGCGCGGAGATCCTCACCGCCGGCGCGCTGTTCTCGCAGCTCACGGAGATCCTGACCTCGCTCGGGGCCAAGGGCGTCCTGGCGGGCAACAATGCCTGGACCGCCGTGCTCAACACGTTCCAGAAGTCGATCAGCCTGGGCACCAACCTGCTAGCCACGGGGGCCGAGGCCGCCACCGCGCGCTGGTCGGCCGTCGCGGCGGCGTCCGGCGTCTCGTCCTTCACGCTGCTGGCCGAGTTCTCGGTCACATCCGGCGAGACGCGCCGGGTGCGGCTTTACCAGCAAGCCTCCGGCGGCTACCTGGCGATCACCCACAACGCCTACTGGGTGCAGGGCGTGGGCTGGACCGCTGATGACGTATTGTTGCGTGCCTCCAAACTGGTCTTTGCCTCAGACTATCTCATGCGGCAGTCGGTCAAGCGCACCACCGCCGCCCCGTGGTCCG